TAATAACGCTAGTATAGCTGTTACAGGTACTTTTTGGCAAGCAACTCAGCCAGTAAGTGGTACAATTACAGCTAATCAAGGTGGTACTTGGACAGTACAGCCAGGTAATACTGCTAATACAACTCCTTGGTTAATAAGACATGCAGACTATCAATCTACAGGTACTTTAACCGGACTAAACGTATGGCAATCTGTACAACTATGGGGTAATTCTTCTGTAGGATTTACAGTAACAGCAGTCTCTTCTCCTGTAGGTATTCAAGTTCAATGCGATGTATCTTATGATGGCGGTACAACTTGGCAAAATGGTTATGGCTGGTTTACTACACCTACTGGTACTAGAACTTCTGCATTAACAATTAGTGCTGCTGGTGGGTCTTGGGGACTTGTAGCAGGCGCAGGAGCTACACATATAAGAGTAAGAATAAACTCTTATACAAGTGGTACTATAACTGTTGCTTTACATGCAGGAAAATCTATTGCAGGGCCTGAACTATTTACTATACTATCAGGATCACCATCACAAGCACCAATGTTAGTTCAAATAGGCGGCTGGGATGGTGCTAACGCTAGATCTATAGCTACTGATACTAGTGGAAGGCTTAATATTGGCAGCATAGCTAGTTCACTACCAGCAGGATCAAATTCAATAGGCAATATTGGTACAGTTTCAACTGTAACTAATCTAAGCCAGCTAGGTGGTACTGCAATTGCTATGAATTCTGGCACCAGAAGTGCTGGTACTCAACGAGTTACTATTGCTACAGATGATGTTGTAACTATTGCTCAAGCAACTGCAGCTAATTTAAATGCAACAGTTACTGGTACAGTAGAATTAGGTGCAACGTCTTTAGCTGCTCTAGAAAATATTAGTGTTACTGTTCCTGGTACAGTTGATCTAGGAACCGTTTCTCTTACTGCATTAGAAACTATAGCTGTTACAGGTACTTTTTGGCCAGCAACTCAGCCCGTAAGTGGTACTGTTAGTGTTAACGCACTACCAGCAGGTACTAATACTATTGGTAATGTTGTATTAGCTCCTCCTTCGCCAGCAACTAATAATGTAAGTAATGCAACAACTACTGCATATGCATCATCACTTGTTGTAAAAACAAGCGCAGGCGAACTTTTAGCAGTAACTGGATATAATTCTCATACTAGTGCACAATGGATTCAAGTGCATAATGCTACGGCTTTACCTGCAAACGGTGTTGCGCCAACAGTTATATTTAAAGTACCCGCCGATTCTAATTTTAGCTTAGATTTAAATCCATATGGACGTTATTTCTCTGCTGGTATTGTAGTATCAAACTCAACAACAGGACCAACACTTACGATTGGTTCTGCTAATTGTTGGTTTGATGTTCAATATGTATAAGGAGATGACATGCCTCTTATAATTTCTCCCGTTACATTAGCAGCAAGTACTTTATCTGGAACTGTTGCTATAGCAAATGGTGGTACTGGAGCAACTACAGCTTCTGCAGCTCGTACAAATTTAGGAGCAGGAACTGTAACTAGTGTAGGCGGTACTGGAACTGTTAGTGGTTTAACTCTAACTGGCACTGTAACTGGTAGTGGTAATTTAACTCTTGGTGGAACTCTTAGTGTAGCAGCTTCTAATTTTGCTTCACAAACTGCTAATACAGTACTTGCAGCTCCTAGTGGTGCCGCAGGTGTTCCTACATTTAGAGCACTAGTAGCTGCTGATATACCAACACTAAATCAAAATACTACTGGAAGTGCTGGAACACTAACTACAGCAAGAAATATTAATGGTACTAGTTTTAATGGAAGTGCTGATATTACTACAGCTAATTGGGGCACTAGCAGAAATATAACAATAGGAAAGACTAGTAGATCGGTTAACGGTAGTGCTGCCGTTACTTGGGATATAGGTGACATAGGGCTGCCGGACGGTGCTGATTCAGTTCGACAGTGGACCGTTGCTGCAAATGGAGCACAAGCTCGTCGACACACAATTGCCAGAGTGTACGGTACTCCAAATCATTGGATAGGCACTTGGCAAAATATTCGTATAAAAATACTTCAAGAAGATTGGAGCAGTGGATACGTAGACTATAACCTATTTGGTTACTACGGAATGGGTAACGGAAATAGTTGGATATTACGACTAAAAGATGCTGACGGGGCAAATACTAGTTATTTTAGAGTTAGTTTAGGTACAGTAACTTATGCAGGTTGGCAATATAGTGGTCAAAATACGTACTATCAAGATATTTATATTGATATAGATTATTACACAACAGTTCGTGTAATAGCAACAACATATGGTCATAGTTATCAAACTACAAATCCTACGGATGGAACCAGTGGGTGTTATACAGTTTTTTATGACAGTCCTAGTGCAGCAGATATAGCTTATGTTAACGACGATAAGTCAAGCACTTATCATTTTGGCGATAAAATTTTAAATGCTGCAAACTATAATAGCTACGCACCAACCCTAACAGGCGGTGGAGCGTCGGGTACTTGGGGTATAAGTATAACTGGTAATGCTGCTACTGCTAGCAATTCCTCGCAGTTAGGTGGTTATAGCCCTTCTAATTATATTGGTTATAATGGAAATAATTATTATCAAGTAAACAATTGGATACAGCTTAATGGTGCTTATGGACTATATGCGCCCAACAATAATGGTGCACATTTTTATCCAAATAATGCAACTTATGGTTCATGGCGTATTGCTGGAACTCGTAATGGTTGGTATGGCTTAGAGTTTGATTCAGGTGTAAGCCTGATGGCAAACAGTAGTGAAGTTGGTTTTCATCGTAATGGCTATGGTTGGCAATTTTGGTGGAGCGGTGGAACAGGCTATGTTCATAAAGGTAACCCAGGAGGCGGAACCCAAGCAACTATCCTAGATAGTGCTAATTATACAAACTACACTGGCATATATGTGTTAAAGTCTGGCGATACAATGACCGGTAGTTTAACAATTAATGGTACTCTTACTGCTACTAGTAAATCATTCCTTATTCCACACCCGACTAAACCCGGCAAAAAGCTCAGATACGGCAGCTTGGAAGGTCCAGAAAATGGCGTATATGTTCGTGGTAGGTTACAGGGCACAGGTTGTATCCAACTACCCGAGTATTGGACTAAACTAGTAGACCCAGATAGTATAACCGTACAACTTACTTGTCGTGGAAAACCACAGCAACTATATGTTACAGACATTAGAGACAACTGTGTGTGGGTTGACATAGACGGAGCTTGGACTACAGATATAGATTGTTACTATTTTGTACAAGCAGAACGTAAGGACGTGGCCAAGTTACAGGTAGAAGAATAATGCAAATTATATACCATGACGACGAAGAAAAAGCACCCCAAGAACTACAAGAAAGAAGACGTAGTATATGTAATAGCTGTCCAAATTATACTCAACAAACAGATTCTTGTTCTGAGTGTTCTTGCTTAATAAGCCGAAGAGTTTATTACTTAAATATTACATGTCCTATAAATAAATGGTGAATATATGGGAATTAATTATGGTCAATCAGGCTATATAATAGGCCCTAGTAATATAAGTACTATTAATTTAACAAATTCTACACTTACTTCTAGTGGGTTTGAAGGTAGCTATGGAACTTGGACATTTAGTATGCAAAATGTAGGTTGTGGTAGTACAGGACTTAATTTAATAATAAGTGACGGTACTATCCCATTTGAGTGGACTAAAATTAGTTGGAAAACTTGGATTAATTTTGGTTCTAGTTGCTGGGATTTTGCAAATAATAATTTTGTTTACGGAAACGGTGCTCATAATATACTAAGCTGGAATAGTTCCTTAGATAGTATTTCTAAGCCAAAAAATTCTTGGGAACTACCACAGTATACTCTTAAAATGAATGCTTGTGATAATAATCCAGATAACTTTACACACGGAAGCTTTTTAACCGGATCGTTTAGACACTGGAATATGACTCGTAGACGAAATGGAACTCTTAGTGCTGGCCCTGCTGCAGGATTTGCTTGTACTGGCGGCGGAACTTGTATAATCAGTCAAATAATGGTGTTTAGATAAATGGCACTGATACATTCTCCTCGAATAGTTACTGATGGTTTAGTATTCTACTACGACATGCAGAATACTAAAAAATCATGGCGTGGTAAACCCACTACAAATTTACAAGTTAATCCTAGTTTAGCATCCGGCAGCACCAACTATGGGCAATATGGACCCTTTCCACCAACAATAGTAGAAATAGATTCAGTACCTACTACTCCCGGCAACTCTAGAAACGTTCTTCAAGTCAGATGCTCAACTACAGATTGGGGGCAGTGTTTTTATTGGATAGCTCCTAGTCTTAGTGCAGGAACAACTTATACTATTAGTTATTACGCTAGAACTTTAGAAAATGGAAATATAAGCGTTTGGTTTAGTAATCAAAATGGTAGTGGAGATCAGAATAACTTAAGTCATGGTCAAACTATTACACCTACTTGGCAAAGATTTTCTCATACCGCTACACTAGATATTGCTAAAAATATAGTTTATGTATGGGGTACAAATGGAGCTACTTGGCAAATAGCAGACATACAAATTGAAGCTAATAATTTTGCAACAGGTTTTGTTCAAGGAACTAGGTCTAATACTCAAGCAGTGGTAGACCTAACTGGACAAAATATAATTACTGCACAAAGTTTAGTTTATAATACCGACGGTACTTTTAGCTTTAATGGTAGTCAATATTTAAGTATACCAGATAACGCATTAATTAAACCATCTTCTGGGTACATAACAACTGAAATTTGGTTTAAAGCTACTGCAACTGGTAGTCAAAATGGAAGTATTCTTATAAACAAAGAAAACGAATATGAAATTTCTGCTGGTGGCGGATACATTACATACGCATTTCGACCTAATTGGGCATGGGTTGGTGCAACAGCATTCAATACAAATCAAAATTATTGTGTAACAATTACCTATGATCAAGTCAATCAAAAAATGTATTTAAATGGATTAGAAATTTATAGTGCATCATTAACTGGTGCTATAGGAAATGTTTACAGCGATACATTAAAAATAGGGGCTAGAGGAGGTGCTAGCAGTACATATGATTATTTTACTGGAAATATTTATAATGTAAAAATTTATAATAGAGCACTATCTGCTAACGAAGTCACACAAAATTTTGCTGCTCAACGAGGAGTATACGGATTATGAGTAATACAGCACCTATTTTACCTATAAATGATAATCCTGCTATAATAGTAGAAACTATCCCTAGTCAGGTAGACATAATAAAAATTAATGGGTGCTCATTATGTGAATATTTAAAAGAAGTTATGGGAGTTCCTACTTGTACAAAATTGACACTACCTATACATCAAGTTGCTATGTGTCCAATAGATCGTTGGAGGTTTTAAACCATGGGTAGCTTTACTAATGCAAGAACTATAACATCTGGATTAACATACTATGTAGACTTCGGAAATCAGGAAAAATCTTTTATAGGTGCTCCTACTACTAATATAGCTGCATTTCCTGCTACGGGTTATAATTGGATAAATAGTGGAAATGGTGTTTATACCGATAATGATACTAGTGAATCTTTACCTAATATACCAAATGCCCATACTTTTACCTCACCACTACAAGTAGTAAGTTGTACAACTACCACAGCCAGTGCACAAGGATTGCAGTGTGGTTATATGTATACTAATATTAATCCTAGTACTACATATACTATGTCCTTGTGGTATAGAAAGAATAGGCAAGATATGGGCTCTTATGGGCCGTATTTAAGACAGAACGTAAATAATAATTGGCATGCAAGTTTTGATTGGTTAGGAGATACCCAACCAGCAAATTGGCCAACAAATGAATGGATAAGAATTAAAGCAACTTTTACTACTTCAAGTAATGAAAATGGGGTATATTTAAGTAACTATATAGGTGCACAAGTTGGTGATAAAGTGTGCTATGCAGGTGGTCAACTAGAACAAAAAGGTTTTGCAAGTCCCCTTGTACAAGGCACACGTACCACGGCACAGTCCGTACTAGACCTAGTAAACAATCGTACTACTCAAACTAGCAATATAACTTTTCCTAGTGGTAAATTTCAAGATAACTATCCCTACTTAACTTCTTATGCAAGTCAAAATACAGTGGGTACAGATAGCAGTTCTATCTTAAATACAGATACACACAGTATATTTTTTACTATTAGATTTAATACTACCAGCAGTTATGGTAGTAATGGATATAGTGGTAGCTGGGATATGATATTTCAATTTGCTCCAAGTGGCACAGATAGAAGTCCTGGAGTATGGAGATGGCCTGGAGAAAGATCTATACACTGGAGATATGATCCCGGTAACAGCGGTTGTGACTTTGGAAAAAGCGCTGGTGGAACAGGCGATCCATTTAACATAGATACTTGGTATTATATTGGAGTTACTAAAAATGGTGGTACTGCAAAAATGTATGTTAATGGCCTTCAAGTAGGAACAGCTGGAGTATCTAGTCCAAAAACTTCAGGAAACGCTGGAGTTACCTTATTTCCATACTATCCACAAGATTTAGCTACTATGGGCTTATGCCAAATATATGATCGTGTACTCTCAGACGACGAAGTTTTTCAAAACTTTTCGGCTATAAGAGGCCGTTATGGAATATAATATTAACAGGAACTAATTATGGCCTTGTCTGATAAGAATATTTTAATTACCCCTAATCGGAGTCAAACTGCCGACCCTAAAATTGAGTTTGTTGGAGCAAGCAGCACCCTAGGCCCACAAACAATTACCTTACGTGTGTATCCTACTAGTAGCGGCACTATTAGCCTTGAGGGTAGTGCTGGACAGTTATTTAGCGTAACTAATACACTAACCGGAACTATTTATAGTGTAAATGACGTGTCGGGCATACCCAGCATAGAGGTCTTAGATACCGGACTGGTTAAACTTGCACAATATAGTGGTAATGTTGTTATAGGTAATATTAGTGATAATTCAGCATATAAATTAAATATTGGTGGTTCTATAAATTTTACTGGTAATATATATAATAATGGTGCGTTACTTAGTAGTAATATAAATATAGATGGAGGAACACCAAGTAGTGATTATACTAGTACACCGGTAGTAGATGGTGGAGGAGTTACATAATGCCGTCAATAACACAATTTAGAAGAGGTTCTTCGCTTGAATGGAGTTCCTCAAATCCCGTATTAGCAGCCGGTGAAATCGGAATAGAACTTAATACTAGAAGATTTAAGATTGGAAATGGTAGTACTACTTGGAATTCTCTATCATATGCAGGTATACCAGGGGGTACTGGAGCCAATGGAACAGGTACAGATACTGCCGGATCTATACAATATAGTAGACAATCTACTGCACCTTCAGGTTGGCTCAGATGTGATGGCGGACAAATACCTGCTAGTTCTTATCCAAACTTAGTTGGTAAATTACCGTCTAAACCGGGATTTCCTGGAGGTGTTGGTGCTCAATTTGGCACTGCAAATTCTTTAGGAATAAATATTACAGTTAGTTCAACATTAGAGACTGATCAATATGCTTATTCTACTGGTATACAAAACTTAACAGAGGGCAAAGGATCTTGGGACCCTAATCACGGGTATGATGCTCCAGTATGGCACAGTAATTCGGACATGCCTGGAACTTGGGTACAATATAATTTTCCAACTGCAGTTGTAATTACTGGTTATTTTATGACAGCAAGAAGTGGTAGTTGGATACCAACAGGTTGGGAGTTTCAGGGATCGAATGATGGTATTAATTGGACAATTATACAAGCTTTGTATGGTCAGTATCCAACATATAGCTTCAGCACTAGTTTAAGTACTGCAGAGATGTCAGCGTATTCTTCTGGTAACTCAACACCATATACAAAATATAGACTAGTATTTTATACTAATAATGCTGGATATGGATATATTGCTCTTTCTGAATTAGCTATGGTTGGGCCCGCTGTAGCTGAAGATCCCTCTGTTCTAGTATTACCAGATTTGCCAACTATTAATACTAGTGGTGTATCGCTTTATGCACATATAAAGGTTTAAATTATGCCTGTTAAAATTCAATTAAGACGAGGAACGGCATCTCAGTGGTCCAGTGCTAATTCAATTTTAGCTAATGGGGAACTTGCAGTAGAAACTGATACTAATAAAATAAAAATTGGTGATGGTATTACTCCTTGGAATTCATTAACCTATGGAGGTACTCAGGGAACAACTGGTACAACGGGAATAAGTTCAGCATCAACTGGTGCCTTATCATATATGCCAACATCTAGTGCACCCAGTGGGTGGTTATCAGCAAATGGATTAGAAATAGCTAGTAGTTCTTATCCAGATTTAACCGCATTTTTACCGGCTAGTATTACTTCAATAACTACACCAACAAGTATATCGACTAGTGGATATTATCCAGCAACTTGGCTTCCAACAACTGGTATTTTTGATTATACAACTGTTGGAAATTATTATAATGATGGAGCATATTTAAGTAATTATGTTTCTTCCGGACAATTTATAGATGCTTTTTCTATAACATTTAGTCAACCTGTTATATTAAGCGCCATAACTATGCTTAGTGTTGGTTTTGGTGCGCCACCTTCAGCATGGGAAATAAGATCTATTGGAGGTACTGTTGTTGCTGGTGCAGCAGGTACATGGGCACAGATAGGTGGCTATAATAGTGGTGTTACTCCTAATTGGTATAGTTTTAGTACATCTGTAGTAGCAGATACATATATAGTACAGGTAAAACACGATGTTGGTTACTCCACTGATATAGGAATTGCCAGAATGGGATTTAAAATCTCCCTTAATGCAACAAGTGGATTTAAATTTTTACCTATTTTATCTTCTATAACAGTTTCTCCTTTAAATCAAATATTATATCCATATATAAAGACTTAATATGCCAACATTATTATACTTAAGAAAAGGAACTACAGCACAATGGAGTGCTACAAATCCAACATTAGCTTCTGGTGAAATTGGGTATGACACTACAACAAAAGTTGTACGAATAGGTGGACAAAATCAAACATGGAGTAATTTGAGTTCTGCTTTTCTTGGACCAACTGGTAGTTCTGGAACATCGAGTGGACTATTAAAACGAGTTCAATGGTATGTACAATCAACTCCTCCAGCCGGAATGTTAGCATGTAATGGATCTATTGTATCAAGCGTCACTTATCCCAATTTAGATGAATTACCAACTGTTAACTCGTTTAGTGGAGGAATAGGAATATTTTCAACAATGACTGGGGCGGATCCCGCAGATTTACCAGATTTTGGTTATGGCCCAGGCGAAACTTTTGCTTCAACTGATAGTATGTTTGGTACTACAGCTTATACATTTGGTGGTAGAACTTATCCAAAAGGCACTGGAGCAATAATTCCAGTATTAACTTATGGTCAAAATTGGGATTCCGGAGCTTATTATGCGCCTCCCTGGATATGGGGATATAAATTTCCATATCCTGTAGTAATTAATAAATTTGCTATATTATGTATAAGTAATAACTTTCTTGATGCTTTTGAGTTTCAAGGCTCTATAGACGGTATAACTTATACAACAATTCAAACATATTCAGGCTACAGTAGTTCTGCTCAAAATGGAATTATACAGACCGTAAATAATCTTGTAGAATATACACACTATAGATTTTATATGACTTCTTTTACTGGTAATGTGGGAAATATAAAAACTATAGGACTTCAAGGAATTCCTTTTACGGCTGATCCAATTTTAAGAGTATTGCCTAAACTTGATAATATTATAACATCTAATGGAATTACTTTTTATCCATATATTTCAGTATAAGGAACTATATGAAATTAACATATAAAGAACAAATGGAAATACAAACGCTTCTTAATAGTAAGCGCATTGATAATTCATCAGTTGCACTATCAAATGAAGAGATGATAAAAAGTATTAGAAATTATCGTCTTAAAGAATCAGATTGGACTCAACTACCCGACGCTCCAGTTGATCGTGAAGCATGGGCTATATACAGGCAAGCACTACGAGATATTACTAAACAAACTAACTATCCATATAACATAGTTTGGCCACAACCTCCACAATAGGAGTTAATTATGACAATTACTTATATAATTAAACCAGAAAAACTTTATACTCATACACTAGATGGACTAACTAATGTAATTAAACAAGTAGATTGGACTATTACTGGCTCAGCAGATTCAGTAAGTTTTTCACTACCAAATACAACTACACTTGCTGATCCTACTCAACAAACATTTGTTCCACTTAGTGAAATAACTGAACAAAATGTTGTAGAGTGGATAGAAGCACAAGAATTAAACTTACCAGCAATTAAAGCACACATAGAGTTAGTAGTAAATCGTGAACTAGAGAAAAAAGCCTTAAACGAAACTCAAATGCCTTGGGTACCAGAACCTGTTCCCGCACCAGAGGTTACTTCTAGCACATAATTTAGGAATTACTATGCGACAATTAGTTTGGCTATTATTATTGATCTCAACCCTTTCCTTTGCACAAACAACAGACAGGATTATCTCAGAATCAACAAGTAATAGTCAATCTAATTCGACTAGTACTAGTGTAAATGAAACTACAGTTAAATCTCCACCACCTAGTGCTATTAGTCCAGGTATTACTGTAATTAACAATGATCTTTGTACTGTTGGTGTGTCAGGAGCAGTACAAACTCAAATCCTAGGTATTAGTGGTGGTAGTACTGTTCGGGATATGAACTGTGAACGTATTAAACTAGCAAAAAACTTATACGACATGGGCATGAAGGTTGCAGCCGTATCTACACTATGCCAAGATGATCGAGTATTTACTGCTATGATGAATGCTGGAACACCTTGTCCTGTAGACGGTAAGATCGGCGAAGAAGCCAAGAGAATATGGGATAACAATCCAGAACGAAAACCTGAATCCATAAAGGAAAGTAACAATGCAAGTTTCTGGCAAAAAGTTAGTGCTGGGCTTGGCGTCCTGGCTATTCTTCTCATTCTTTTGTAATGCTCAGGATATACAAACAACATCCAATTTAATACAAAATAATTGGGCAAATACTGTTACAGGTAATTATACTCCAGGAGGAACATCTGGAGGAAATCGCGCAGCTTACAATCCTCAAACACAAACAATCTTATTTGGTTATACGCAGCAAATTGTTAACCAAGAAATACGATTACGCGAAACTCTACAAGGTAGTCATCTAAGACTCTATGGATACAACTATTCTTTTCAATACATGAATAGTGAATTTAATAGAGGATTTGTTTCTTTTTCTGTTGATTTAAAAGATCAATTTGGATTCAGTAAACAAAAAGATAGTTATACACTTAATCAAACAAATGGATGGGAAACTGTAAGTGGCAAAAGAAATTATGGTAGTCCATTTAATTTAGATTTTGTTGATAGGTTTGATGTAAGTTTTAATGGAAAAGATGATAGGTATTGGGCCGGCTATTATGGACCACAAGTTAGAAATGTTTCTTTAAATGCAATGTATGTGGTTGATGAGTGCGCTGTGAATCCACTTTATGCATCAACCTGTCCAAACTATCAACAAGCGTATTTTCAATCTCAATGCAATATTAATTTTCTATACAGTCCAAATTGTCAGGGATACGCACAAGCATATCGTAGTCAACAATGCTCGGTAAATGTTTTGTTTTCTCCTGAATGTCCCGGATACGAATCAGCATATCTAAATCAACAATGTTCTTCTAACCCCCTTTTTTCTACAGCCTGTCCACTGTACCAACAGGCATATTTCAATCAACAATGCACAGCAAATCCTCTATACAATTCTGGTTGTTCAGGATATGCAAACGCTTTTAAAGAAAAACAGGTAACAGATGCGTGTAAATTTAATTCGCAGAGTAGTCCACAGTGTGCCGGTTATGTTTCTCCTAATTCTAGCCCTAGTCAATCAAATTTTTTAACTGATAGTAGTAACCTAGCAGAAACTGTATTAATAGCAAACCCTCAAGCGCAGCAAGCAATTACTGTGCCAAGTATTACTAGTACCACCAGTCCTACTTCTCAAATTAATACTAGCCCACAACTTGGTACAGGCCTAACTGTATCCGGTATTACACCTCAACCTACAGCACAACAGCAACGTCGAGCCCAAGCCGCTCAAGCCCAGCGCGCGGAGCGCGCTCGGCAAGATCCACAGCAGCAGCAACAAGCACAGCAAGTTGCACAAATGGGTACAGTACCGGGGTTTGATCAGTATCAACAAGTTAACCTACCAGACGCTGTATTTTATACTAGCAAGGAAATTTATCGTAATCGTACCCTACCAGATAATCCACGTGCTCAACGCGCACTTTCACAGCGTAGCGACCGGCTTCACCAGGAGATGATTGATGAGCAATACAGAAGATAATGTTGACATTAACAAAAAGGTAGAAGCTGCAGAAGCTGCCATGAAAAAGTATGCTAGTAAAGATACTGTTATTAGTATTGGTGGTTATAGTTTTACACCTGCAAAACTAATGATTGCTGCAGGTATTGTATCGTCCGTGGTTGGGGGTATGTACGGAGTTTTTGAAGCCTACAAAGACTATGAAAATATGAAGAAAAAAATTGCAAACTATGTTGCGCCTGACTTTAGCGAATATGAAGCCCGTATAATTAAACTAGAAGCAGATAATGAAAAGATGTTGGGATATACACGAGACATTAATCAAAATCTAAAAGGCGATATTCGTCGCACAGAAACTGTTCTAGAAGGCGTAGAGCGTGGTAGTAAAGTTGCTCAACGTGAAACCGAAAAAGAAGTGGCTAGTATTCGTAGACAGGTTGATGACGATGTTAAAGAAATACGACGACAAGTAGATACAGAAATAAAAGAAATACGTCGTAGTGCGGAATCTAGTGTACGCGAAATGCAAAAGCAAGTTGATAGTACAGTACAAACCGTAAATGAGCGCGTAAACCGAATTGAACGTGATACTAATGCAGAACTACGAGTAATTCGTCGTGAAGTAGATGACAAGATTAAAAAGGCACTAGATAATCCCCTTGCTAACTAGGAGACCTAATGGATCCGCTAACGCTAATGGGTACGGTAACAGCTGCATTTAATGGCCTAAAAGCTGCTGTAAAAGTAGGTCAGGAAGTAGAGGGAGTATACCGTCAATTAAGTAAGTGGGCGGATGCTGCTGGTCAGCTTCAACAGCTAATTAATGATAATAAAACTGATACCGGTGAACAGAAGCCTGGTTTATTTGAAAAAATAGGATTTGGTAAAACCGCAACAGCAGAGGCTTTTGATATAATTATAGCACAGCAAAAATTGCGAGAAATGGAAGCTGAAATATATCATATGTTTTACTATGGTGAACTTCAACACTTAGGAGCAGAGGGTTATAGTCAGTTTAATCAACTACGTCGTGAAATTCGTGAGCGCCGTGAGCGTATGATTCGTGATCAAGCTCGTCGCAGAAAACGATTTATTGAAAACCTATTCTGGGGAACCTTACTAGTTATAACACTTACTATTGCAATTAGATTTTTTGTATGGTTATTTGATATTGGCCGCGAAGCAGGCCGATGGTAGGAGATGCAATGTGGATTCTTCAATGGCTGCCTTGGTGGCTATTTTATGTGGTACTAGCCCTAGGATTAGTTGGATTGGGAGTAACTTATCTACTTAAGTTTATTCCACTACCCATAATTCATGTATACAAAACTCCACTACAAGTTGGGTCAATTATACTTGTAGTTATTGGAGTCTATATGTTAGGATCTATAGCTAATGAACGTGCTTGGCAGGCTAGGATAAAAGAGCTAGAAGTTAAACTAGCACAAGCTGAGGCTGAGGCAGCAAAAGAAAATATTAAAATAGTAGAAAAAGTCGTTGTGCAACAGAAAATAGTACGCGAACGCGGTCAAAATATAGTACAGTATGTTGACAGAGAAGTAGTTAAGTATGACACTAAGTGTGAAATTCCTAAACCATTTGTAGACGCACATAATCGTGCGGCGGAAAAAATACAATGAAATCGATAGTAATAGTATTATCACTAGCGTTAGTAGGCTGTAGCACTCCTGTTCCACTAAAACCCAAATTCCCAGAAGCTCCACAAGTATTACTAGAGCCTTGCAAATCCTTAAAACCACTAGAACAAAATGCTAAACTTAGTGATGTAGCTAAAACGGTTACAGAAAATTATCATCTTTACCATGATTGTAGCTTAAAATCTAGTATGTGGCAGGAGTGGTACAAAACTCAACGTAAATTATTTGAGGACATAAAATGACCCTAACCCTAGAACAATTACAAAAATTAATACCACGAAATAAGTATACAAGTTATTGGTTACAAGTTATCAATCAACTATTTCCAGATTACGAGATTAACACTCCACTACGTCAAGCAGCTTGGATTGCACAGTGTGCACATGAGTCGGCTGAGTTTACAGTCCTACAAGAAAATCTTAACTATCGTTGGCAAAGCCTACGCAAGGTATTTCCAAAATACTTTCCTACAGATGAACTAGCGCAACAATATGCTGGTAAACCTAATAAGCAAGAAGCAATAGCTAACCGAGTATATGCTAATCGTATGGGTAATGGTGATGAGGCTTCAGGCGATGGTTGGCGATACCGGGGTCGTGGACTTATTCAGCTAACTGGTAAAGACAATTATACTTGGTTTGCTCACAGCATAGAAATCAAACCAGAAGAAGCAGCAGATTACCTAGAAACCTTTGAAGGAGCTGCTCAAAGTGCATGCTGGTTTTGGGAAACTAATAGCTTAAATCGTTGGGCAGACCAAGGGGATATTTTAACCTTGACAAAACGAATTAATGGTGGTACAATAGGCATAGAAGATCGTAAAAAACACTACGAGCACGCCTTACACATACTAGGAGGCTAATGGTGATTAGTGATAAAAAACTATTTCTATTCTTGTTAATTTTACTTGCACTACCTGTTGCACTAGCTGCTTTTGGTAGCGATAGGTTTAGATATCCTTGTCAAGATCCTCAAAACTGGGAAACTAAGCAGTGTCAGAAACCATTATGCGACGTTACTCGTACTTGTCCTGAACACATATTTAAAGGACAACGTGATCCTAGACTAGGCCCACCAGAGACTAGAGTTGAACCGATAGGTCAAACTTGTCAACAGTGCCAACCAGATAAAGGAGGAGCTAAAGGTGCAAAATAAGGAGACTCTAATTTATACCGAAGAACAACTAATGGCTAGACTTAAATTCTTTATAGGGGTTTGTCTAGCACTTACACTAACAGGCATTGTATTTGTAGTTTTATACAGTATAATATTTGTTACACAACCACTTAATGCTATGAGTCCAATTGATCAAAAGTTCTTTGAACTTATTGTACCTATAGCAACATTCTTAACGGGTACACTTAGTGGTATTATGCTTGCAGGAGCTAAAAAAGAAGATCAAGAAATAATGCTTCAAGCACAAAAACAGCAGCAAGAAGGATTTAAAACTACTATTGAAGCTATACGTACACCAGAACCTAAACCGCAGCACGTTAGACAAGAGCCAGTACTATTTGCTAGTGGTCAACCAGAAGCAGGATACGGCGGAAAACCTAAGCCTCCACAAGCACCACATCCGGAGATTTAAATGCTTAAATCACTACTACAAGATGGAGTAGACGGCAGCCTAAGCAGCAAACGTGTAATAACATTTTTAGCTTTTATGCTATGTAGCCTAGGTTTTGTAGCTAATTTATTTTTTGGTTATAAAGTAGACGGAACACTATACGATAGTATGATGTATATAGTATTAGTAGGTTTAGGTGTAATTGTTACTGAAAAGTTTAGCCCACACAAAAAGGACTAGCTATGAAATATATTTTAGCCGCGTTAATTTCCTTGTTTGCTACAGGCTATGTAGCAGCTGAACCCGAAACAAAACGAGTCTGTGAGATCCAAAAGGATAGTCAAGGCAAGGAAAAAGAAGTTTGTAAAACTATAAAGATCCATAAGAAACTAGAAGGTGCCCAAAAGCCTAGTGAGGTAAAACCAGACACAAAAAAGTAATCTAAGTGTTTAACCTTAACTTCTTAACAGGGTCGAATCAATGGCAACTAGATCAGGTAAAAAAGCTCGTAAACAACAAACCAATACTCAATCAAACCCAATTGAGTATGGATTTAGAGATGTAAAACCTCTTAATTTTATACAAGAACAATATTTAAATGCTATAAAACAAAATGAGGTAGTTTTTGGAGTAGGCAGTGCAGGTACAGGTAAAACATTTGTAGCTGCTAGCTATGCTGCAGGAGAGCTTTTTCATAGACGCATAAATAAAATTATACTAACCCGTCCAAATGTAGAAACTGGCCGCGGTTTAGGATTTTTACCAGGTGAATTAGAGGAAAAGTATGCCCCATACTTAGAACCATTTGACAACGTGTTTCAACGATCTTTAGGTAAAGGATTCTATGAGTATGCACTTAAAAACAAGGATATAGAACCCCGACCTATAGGATTTATGCGTGGAGCAACATTTGATAATGCAATAGTTTTAGTCGATGAAGCGCAAAACTTAACTAAAACTGAACTGAAAATGCTCTTATCACGCATAGGTAAAAATTGTAAAGTAATTTTAAGCGGTGATCCAGACCAACGAGACTTAAATAATTCAGGACTAGAGGACGCTATAAAACGGCTAGAAGGTATTGAAGGTATTGAAGTAATTAGATTTTTAGATCAAGATATAGTACGTAGCAAAATGTGTAAACAAATAATTTTAGCATATAAGGATTAAAATGGCAAAAACTTACAAACCCACTAGTGGCATGGCATCAGCAGCTCGTCGTGCCCTAAAGTGGAAAGACGAAGGTAAGCCTGGTGGTACCCTAGTAGGTTTAGCCAGAGCTAATCAATTAAAGGATCGTGATCCACTAAGCGCTTCAACTGTCCTACGAATGTACAGCTTTTTTTCTCGTCATGAAGTAGATCGTCAAGCAACTGGCTTTCGTAGTGGCGAAGAAGGTTTTCCTAGTAAGGGTCGTGTAGCTTGGGATCTGTGGGGTGGCGATGGCGGTTATTCTTGGAGCAAGGCTAAACGTAATCAGATAATGCGCGAACGCGAAGGCAAGGCTCTTAAATTACTAAGCCTAACAGTAAAAGCATACGTAAAACAAGAATACTTAGACATTGTTGCCCAAGCAATTGAAGACTATGCTAACGAAAGTATCTCAGAAGAACAAGAGGCTTTTGGTCAATTTATGTATCATGCAGAATTATTACGTAATGGTCATGTTGATGTATACTTACAAGACTTGCCAGACGTAGACCAACCTTATCGCGACATACTAATAGAAATAGTTAGTACACTATATGATAGTGATGAAGACGATTCGGAGGACATGGACGACGAGGATAGTGACGAAGACACTGACGACTCGCCCCGATAACAAAAAGCCCCGTTACTGTAAAGTAACGGGGCTTTTTTATTCAGCTGCTGCTGGAGCTTCGGCAGGAGGCTGTAGCTGTTGTTGCGCCTGTTGCTGAAGTTTTTGAGTTAATGGGTTACATACTTTAGCAGGTAGTTCTTGTAGGCCTGCTAGTATTGCATTAGCTTCTTGAATAGTAAGGTCTGTAAAAGTTAGTGTAGGTTCGTTCATAATTATTTCACTGGGCATGCGCCGGTTAAACATTCGTCATCTAAGATTGCATCAAAACTATTGGCACTATCTATATTGACGGCTTTTAGGTCTTGAACATATGTGCGAAACGTATATTCATCGACAACTTCTTGTGGTAAGTATAAGTAGCCAAGATCTTTGGCTGTTTTTGTAGGATCACTTCTATAAATAAATGAAACGCCAACATAGCAGTCCCAATTATTCATTAACCAATCCACAATTTGTGGAACTTCATGTGGCTCGTAGCTAATAGTTACTGACGTATTTTGCTGAGTCCAACTAGTCTGAATTAACTTGTAACGCTCTAGCTGATCAATAGCAGTTTCTAGGTTAACTTCTTTACCGTCTTGTTTATGGAACGGAACATCCGACCATTCTACTGGAAAGGTTACTAACACGCCGGTATCATCAGTAGGATGATTAAATACTTTGTAGTTTGCCTCACGTAGCTTATCTACAACTGGATCGTACTTGCTAAATTGCACATTGTTGAAAATGTACTTGCCTAGCGGCTTGTGAACACCCTCAGTTGTATCCATAATTTTACTTAGTGTGCCTGACGGCTTAACGCAAGTAATATTTTTAGGACGGGGCAACCCTAGCTCATCTGCCATACCAATAGCAGCACTAGTAGCTGTACGCTTTAAGTATTCGTAGTCATATCCAGTCATATCTGGGCGTTTAGCAATACCAGTTAGGCCTACACCACACAGTCGCAAGAAGTAATTGTTGAGATGCCATGCTTCTTGGAGGATACCATCTTTAAGGTTAACACAGGTTTGACGATAGTTAGCTCGAGCGGCAAGCCGTATAGCTTCGTGAAGTCCTGCGGTATTGCCTTTAAATTTTCCAATATCTGTTTCTGTAAGATTACAGAATGACTTGTTTCCGAGTAAAATCTCAACACAAGGATTTGCTCCTTTGTACCAAGGTGCACGACGACGTGCTTCTTGTGCATTAATAAAACCTGGTTCACTACCGCCAGCTTCTTGCATAATTGCAAATATTTCGCTTAGCTGCTCGTGTGTAGGTTTTTCATTAAATACTAAGCTATTGTTCGACTGCTGACGGTGTGCATTGTCATGCAACCACCAGTCTTTTTTAGCTACTGCAAACTCTTGCCATTCCGGTTGGCCATAGTCGAAAAGAGCAATTTCAGCCGATCTACGACTTGAAAGGATAGTGCCAAGCCAATTAACAATATCCATGATGTCCATGCGAGTAAGAAGGCTATCAGCACGGCCATTAAGAATACGGGCAATAGCAACATAAGCAGTAGAAATAGCACTATCTCCACTAGAAATCCAACCATAGCCTTTTAACCTTTCACCAGCAGGACGTAGTTGGGAGAAGTCTAGGACAAGAGTATTAGCAGGATATTTTCCCGCCATTAATTTACCAATACTTTTAGCCCATGCTTCTGCACTATCGCCAACCTGAATACGCCAAGTTTTAGTTTGTGGGTCCCAAGTTTCTACATTGTGCTCACAGCCGCCCTTTTCAGTACGCTGTGATCGGACCACTTCAATATTTTGAATAGGTTTTGAGAATCCGTTTAATGTGCCTACAATAGGCTTAAAGCCTACACCGCAGCCTTGTAGTAGGAGCCATAGTACATCTACTACGTCATATACAGTTTCTACTTCTGTAAAGCTACAATTAAACTGTGATGCTTCACGATTTTTAGCTACCTGTGTGCCGCCTAGCCATAGGGTACGACCACTCATAGAAACCTTACGCTCAAGCATAAGCTGCTCTAGGCGATTTAGTTCTGCGTACTCATTGGGTAGGAGCTGTCTACCGGCGGCACGCTCCCATAACCAAGCTTGATGTGAGATTACTCGGCTAACTGTGTCCTGCCAAGTTTCAAATTGTTTGCCATCATCACTGATGGGCCTATTATAAGTTCGTCGGGTAATTACTTGTGCTCGTGTGCTTGTCATGTTACTCCTCTATGTTCCTGTGCTGCCAAATCCGCCTGTACCTCGTTGGGTATCATTCCAGCAGTCTGTAAATGTAGCTAATTGAATTGGTACTATTACTAGCTGTGCAATTCTGTCGCCTTGTGAAATTTTATACTTATCGCCTGAAATATTTTTTAAGAGAATTTTTAGTTCGCCACGGTAATCACTGTCTATAACGCCTACGCTATTAGGCAGTATGATTCCCCTTTTTCCTTGACTGGATCTGTTAAAGATTAACCCGACAAAGCCCATTGGAATTTTGACTGCTATACCTGTACCAACAGCTTTGGTTTCTTCAGGATACAGATCTATATCTTCTATGCAGCACAGATCTGCTCCTGCGTCTGTGGGATGCTGACGTTTAGGTAATTCTGCATCTGCCGTTAGTCGTAAACATTGAATATTAAGTGTACTACTATAAAACCCTGCTATATTAGTTGTTCCTGTTAATGTTGCGCCGTTTATCATTTAATATACTCTTGTAGGATAGTGTCTATTTGTTGTGTATTAGAACCTAGTGCATCTGCACAGTATGTAACTAAGTCCATAAGCTGATAGTTTAGCATGATAGTATCTGCACTATCATTAAGTGTTTTAACGTATTTTAGTTTGCTGGAGATAGGTAGATTTGCAACTATGTCTAGAGCAGTGCCCCATTCTTCCACAAGTTGATGAGCACGTTTAGGGCCAATGCCTTCTACACCGCGCACATTATCTCCTGTATCTCCCATTAGGCATTTAATACTAATGTATTGATCTTGTGTAAAGTCGTAGTGAGTGTGCCAATTATTAGCTGTAACTTCTTTGCGTGTTACATAACTAAATCTGCTAGTATCTTCACCCACTAACAAGTCCCAGTCTTTATCACTGCTAATTAGCCAAGTATGAGTAATAGGATAGTTTTTGACTTGCTGAGTAATATAGGCAGCTATATCATCAGCCTCAGTTTGTGGAAACTGAACAACCGGATATGTAGTTTGAGTACGAATCCAGTCTAGTGTGTGCTGATAATCTTCAAAAAATCGCTCAAAAGCTGCACGTTCCGCTTCAGTTTGTTCAGCAAATTTATCTTTTCGGTTTTGCTTATACTCAGGATAAATCTGTTTACGATAGCTGCTTGAACCTTGATCGGCAGCTATAATAACCCAGCGAGCTTTATAACTCTTTTTAAGACTATCTACTGTACGCAGGTAATCTTCATAAAAGTCTGTACTGCCATTATGCTTCCAGCGAAATGCTAAGTTTAAGGCATCAACTACCATTAAGGTATTTTCTAGTTCGCTTACTTGTTGAAATGATTTACTCATATATGAATTTTATAGTTTCGCTGGTTACCCAATCTTCTGCTAGTGCAACAAAAAATTTATAATCATCTCTGTTTATATACACATAAGGATATAGATCATTAGGTATATCTTGAAATGCTACAAATATTTTACTACGATCAAACTTAAAGAATAGTAGTGGTTGTTTACTAACTTGACCACTTTCTCGTATAGTTTGTTGCCACCAGTCTAAGAGTGTAGGACTTTTACTGGTTAATATATGGCTAGTAAGATGATCGTCTGCATAGCCTTTTACTTCTACACAGTATATATTCTTTTCGCCCGGAATATATAAGTCACCTTTTAAGCCATGTTTTTCATTTAGTGCACCAGAGCCTGGAACTCGTTCCCACTTTAACTGGGTATGTTCTCGTAAAAATTCTTTTACTTTGGTTTCGGTTCTGGCACCTTTTTGTCGGCTATCTACCACTAAGTTTGAAATGGTTTAGTCTTTACGGGCTTATTTGACTTTTTCCACGATTCTATTGCTTGATTTATTTCTTTGGCTAGGGCATCCCAATCAGTTATCATATCTACTTTACCACCAGCATGATAAACAAATGTGGTATGCTTGCCTTTTACAATCTTTGAGCGTTTGGGCTTCACTATGTAGCTCCATGTAAAATAATTTTACATATATGCTCTAACCTTTCAATATGTTCAAAAGCACGCCAAGGACTGGTATCTACAGCTACAACGCCATGCCTATCCATTCCTACTATATTATACTCTAATGAGCCGTCTAGTTCAAGTCCAAGATTTCGAACACACGCATCAGCTAATTCTTGAGTTAGTGGTAAAAATGCTGGAACAGTTTTACCTACTTTAGTATACCTACTTAACTCAGGAAATTCATCAGATAATGTTGTTAGATCAATTCCTTTATACATAGCTGCAGTTGTATAAGTAGGGTGTAAGTGTAAAACAACTCTGGTATCTGTAGTAATTTCCTTTTGCAAGGCAAAGTGCATAGGAATTTCGCCACTAGGCTTTAAGTTTTTACTTATAGGTGTATGTTCAGCTTCTTTCCAGTCTATCCAATACATATCTGGACCTACTATTCCACTATGTATTCCACTAATAATATTTAGTTTTTTAAATTGATCTGGTTGAAGTGTTTGCTTACGAACACCACTAGGAGTTACATAAAAGTATTTTTGCTCACGATACCTAATACTAGCATTTCCATCTCGAGTAGTTACCCAGCCACGTCTATACCCTTCTTGAAATATGTCACATATAGTTTCTAACATTTAGTCCTCTATCTTAGAAATATTTTGCTTTTTAACAACCGTAATTTTTTCTAGCAGGGGATGGGTAAAGCCGTGTGATACTAGTAGTGTATTTAAATTTTCTTCGCGTAAAAGAATTTCTACTAGTTTTTCTTTTCCGTCTAAGTCTAGAGCTTCTACAGTTTCATCTAAGATTAGTAAGTTTACTCTGTTTTGGCTGAGACTCTGCATTAGCTTACGAATAGCAAGCAGTGTAGCTACATTAACCCTAGCACGCTCTCCACCGCTTAGTGCTTGTATATCAATGTTATTACCATTGTCTACAATAATAACATTAAGTTTGTCATTACCACTAATCTCAAATGCAAGTTGAAATCTTCCACCACTTAATTCAGCTAAATACTGATTAGTTAGTACTTCTAGATCTTTTACTAAGTTTTCTATTTTATAGGCTACTAAGCCAGTTGTACTAAATGTTTTTACTAGAATTGCTAATATATTTAAGCGGCTTTGTAAGCTATTAAGATTAGCTTGCCAAGTATTTAGATCTTCTTGCATATCAGCAAGTTGAGACTTTAAAAGTTCTGCTTTACTGTTATGTTGTTGTCGTGCTTGATTTTCTAGTTCAATAGTTTGAATTGCAGTTTTAGCTTGTTGTATGGACTTTTGCAAATCATCTAACTGTTTTTGTAGAATTTTTTCATCTAGAAGTTCACTGGGTAAATCATTATCAATTAATTGATAGTATTTTTCCCAATCAATTTGAGCATCTAAGGCATTTTTCCACAGTTTTAATCTGTTTTCAACATCTTGAATTTTTGCATTTATTTGTTTACTAAACTCTTTACTAGTTGTAACAATCTGTTCATATTCACTAAGTAATTGTTGAGTTTTATCTTTATTAATTGCTTGTAAACAAGTAGGACAAGAATCTGATAGATTAGTAAGTTTACGAATAAACTGTTGAGCATCTTGTGCAGCCTTATCATGTTCTGCTCGTTTAGTTATATATTCATTTATATTTTCTGTAGGCTTTTCTGGAACGGGTAAAATTTGTAATTTACTTTGTATTTCTTTATAAGTATTATTCTGAGAAATCTTTTTATTTTTAGCACTTATAGTACTAATAGTTTCTCGAATACTAGCATATTGGCTTATATCATCTTCTGGTTGGGGAGGAACTGGTAGGAGTGGTTTTTGTTCTAAATTTTGTTTGTTATACTTATCAATCCAGTCTTGAATTGTTCGTAACTTAGATTCTGCACCGGCTACTAGTACCCCTAGATCTTGATGTAAACGTTTAAACTGATCACCTGCTTCTGTGTATCTGGTTAAGTTTAGGAGCTCAATTAAAAACTTTTTACGAGCTGTATCAGCACTAGTTAAAAACTCTAGACTATTTGCTCCGCTTTGATAAACTACTTGTGTAAAAGTTTTATGATCTATACCTATAATATCTTCAATAATTTTATAGGTAGTAGTAGCAGTATGTCCACTTATATCTTTGCCATTCTTATACAGCTTAACAATCTGAGAACCAGATCGTTTTGTTTCTATCTTATATTCATTGTTATCTTTAGCTAGTACAAGCTCTATTCCATACCAATTATCTTTTACATATCGGTTTAAAATATCTGCTTTTTTAATACCTTTACTATTCTTATTGTATAAAACTTCTTCAAGTATAAGAGCTATAGAACTTTTACCGTGTCCGTTTTTACCAACTAATTGAACTAATGGATTTTTATTAAAGTTTATAGAATTATTACTACCATAGCTAAAACAATTAGACCACGTTAGTTGTTTTAATAAGACCATTTCTAATCATTCCTTGTAATTCTGAAAATCCTCCAATAATATTTCCATTAATTACAATTTGTGGAACAGTTCTTGCATTTGGAAACATTTTATAAAATTCTTCTTTACTAATATCGTCTTTTATAATTTTTACTGTATACGGAACTTTTAAAATATTATCAAAAATTCCTTTAACTATATCACAAGCTATACAATTAGGTTGTGACCATAGTATAATATTTTTTAATTCAATTGGAGAATCTGTTTGAGTATTATTTTGTTCGGTCATTATTATAAAACTCCTCAATTACTTGTTCAATTATTTTATCAGGAAGTTCTAGTATATATGTTAAATATTCCCTGATTTCTTCAGCCATAGTCATATTAGGGTCTAGAATAAGCTGAGTATCTTGTGCTCGTTTTACTACTTTTTTATCGATTAGGTCACTATCTTCTAGTTGACTTAATTCGTGCAAGTTACCCTCAATCTCATAGATTGTATGATCGGGGTATGTCTGCGGTTTAGGGTCGTCCACACCTACTGTTCGCTTAATAAGCTGTGGTAGGTCAAACTTTAGCCACTCATGTTCCAAATTGTCCAAGTCAAGTAAGATGCATCCAGTTTCAACTCTGTTACGATGAAAACTAGTAGTATAAGGACTACCGGGATAGAGAATATTACGCTGAGAGTTTTCATAACTGTGTAGATCTCCTGCTAGTACTACTTGCCAACGATTTAGTAGTTCTAGATTAATTTCTGATTTAACGTGTGGAGGAATATCTCCACGAACATGAGTTACTAGTACTCTACCATGAAAATTTAAAGTACTGTAATTATCTTGAAAATCCCGTAATTTATTATAAGGAATAATATCAATGTCTCCACCAAGTAAATCACTCCTATAATCGTCACATACAGTTACTAGTTTATTTAGTCGATTAGTTGCACGTTTAAGATATGTTAAAAAGGTAGTATCCTTTTTAAGCATTTCGTGATTACCACTATAAATAACACTGGGTTTTTGAAGGCTAGCTACTAGGTCAAAATATAGCTCGACTTCATCCATATTAGGCAGTCTGTCAAATATATCACCGCCTATAATAATCATATCAGCTTTATCTTGCATCTCATGAAATTGATCTACAAATAGCTGAAATCTATTTTTAGCCCATTCTGTGGGCACATTCTTTTGACCTAGTTTAATGTGAATGTCGGCTGTAAAAAGTAATTTCATAATATAAGATAAAATAGCCTGCTAAACTTTTGGCTTAGCAGGCTGGATTATTAAGCTAAATCTTTAACAGCTTCACGTTCGCTATCTGTTTGATTCTCTTGTTCTTCTTCTTGACCTTTTTGCAGTTTCTCGATTAGAGCTTTTACCTCGTCGCTGGTGGGGCGAGGATACTTTTCATCAATAGATACTGCGGTATCAGCTAGCTTACGCTCGTTATCGTTAAGACTGCGAGGCTTGCAGCGAAGAACTTGCAAGGTGTATTCAACATTAAAAGCTAGTGGGCCAGTTTTAACTCGTTTAAATACAACATCCCAACCAGTATCGTAGTCAGTAGGATCGCCCAAGTCTTCTGCAGCAGTTAGGATTTGCTCAAACAGTTTCTTTTTAAGATTTAGTACTTTAACTTTTCCATCTTTAGGATCAATACAATTAACTGCATAGCTCCAACTACACTTTAAGTCAGGATATGAATCTTGTACCCAATCTTTTTCTAGATTATCAAATTTTTCTTTTTCACGACTAAAAGCTAGACATTCAATAGGAATATCTTTGTTATTAGTGCCTTTTACCCAGTATACATAGCGTGGAAGAACCCCACCAATAAGCCTAACAGAGTTTTCTCCGTCTTTGTACTCGTAAGATTCAACTTTAGATGTTTGTGCTTTGCCTTTGGTTTGTTTAAATGAGAGTGCCATTTGTTTCCTCGTATATAAATTTTAAATGTGCGTGTTCAATTATTAATAGCGGATTGTGTTTAATTGTAGCTATATTTAAGTCTGGGTATAAGGTTAAGTCAAGATGTTTTTGTTTTATGGTTTTATAGGAAAGATAATCTCTGCGTCCAGCTAGCCTAATATACTGTGCCTTAAATATTGCATCTGTTATTTTATCTTCAAATAGTGCTTTTGGATTTAACAAATAACTACTGCCTGCTTCTAGCCCCGGAATAGGTTTGTACTTTTCTCGTGCATTTTTAGGTATCCGAATACCAAGAAAACACTTTTGTAGAGCTGCAACTAAATATTCAGGGTCGTTGTTTGTAGCAAACTCTAATTTGTTTAGGTTAAAAAAGAAGATCATTCTTTGAAGTAAAATAATATTATATCACTTTGTAGAACATTTTGCAAGTCAAAATTTTTTAAACCGTTTCAATGTGCCAGCCCTTTCTAAGGTACAAGCCTAAGCGGTTTCTGTTTTGCTTTTTATCGGCCCAACCAGCAAACTGTAAGTCTATTACTAGTGGATCTAATTTATCAGGATATTGTCGCTGTATTCTACCAATAATTTGTTCTAGTAAGCTATCGTTGTTCATTGGTATTGCTAGGATAACACAGGAGAGTGAGTTGATTGAAATTCCTTCTGAGAAGATCTGTCTGCTACCAGCAATCGACATTTTTTCACGGTTGAGGAGTTGTTGTTTAATTGCCTGACGCTCGTCAAACCCGGTTTCGCCAGTAACCAACACACAATTTTCTCCGATGTATTCTTTGACATTTCTTAAAAACTCCACTCTATCTGCAATTATAAGAACCTGATGACCTTCACCAATTTCTTGTTTGGCAATGCTAGCAATAAACTCTTGATAGCTAGTATCATTTGCTAGTGTATTTACTTTTTCAACCCATGTAGCGCCATGTTTAAGTGTAATTCCGGTATTTACCGTTCTAACAGTTGGAGCTAATGTATTACTTTGGGCAGGTTTAATAACATGATTTCCAAAATAGTCTTGAAACAACACGTGTTTTCCATCTTTACGTTGCATTGTTCCTGATAAGGCAATACGAAATCTACTGTGGAAGGTGTCAATAATTTGTGTAAATGTTGTTGCTGGACAGTGATGTGCTTCATCTAGGATAACTGTTCCAAATTCTTTGCTTAGTGTGTTGCAATGTTTTACAAGAGTTTGTACATTGGCTACGGTAATAGCATGATCTTCCCAGTCTAGCTTACCACTACCTATAATTCCTACTGGTATACCAAATAAGTTTTCTATTTCTTCAGACCACTGATCTCTAAGCGCAGTAGTATGCGTAATTACCAGTGTTTTTTGACCTAATTTTCTAGCAAGATGTAGGGCGGTAAATGTTTTACCCCAGCCTACTAGTGCATTAATAAAGCAGGTATCAGTAATTTCATCACATACTTCTTGCTGTTCTGGGCGTAGCTCAAACTTAGGGTCTGGAAACGGGGCAGGAATAAGTACTCGTTTATCTACTATTTCCCAGCCTTGGGGAATTAAATCCTTACGGCCTTGTGGAACACTAATAATACCATTACCAATTATTTTATAATTTCTAATAGTTTCTATACTACTAAAATGTTTACTGCCAGTATCTTTTTTAAATTTATAGGTAAGTGTATCAATAATTTTTTTAGATAGTTCTGCACCTGGATTATTTAAGTATATTTTATTACTTATGACTGCTTTCATTTTAGGTCCCAACTATGGCACTTTTTAATACTCCAAAGAGTATTGCCACACCTACAATTATTAAACCTATTATAGGTAATAGCAAAATAAAGCTAACTATAGTCCAAAATAGTTTAACTATAAACTGTATCATTAGATTAGCCTATAGGTAGTTTTAAACGAGTCTAAGTATAAGCCGTATAACATATAACCTAAACCCCACTGTAAGATACCAGCATAGCGTTCACCATTTTGTGGATGCCTAAGGGACTTAAATCTTTGATCTAGACCCTCAATTTCTAGAATACACCCTAGATTGGTCGCAGGTAACACTCTTTTAATCTTCCGGCAAGTCAGCTTGGCGCGTGTGGATTTTTTATACTGAAATAAGTTTCCATGGTTGTCTATAAACCATGTAGTAGGCTTTGCTAATTTTATTAAATCCGCCAAAAAATATATTGCACGGGTAATAGGAAACAGTTTTGATTGATCCAGTTTATATTTTAACTGCAATCGTCTCAGCCCTAGGGTCGGTGCATCTATAGTTTTATCATCTACAAGACGAAAACCTATAAAACTATCTGTAGAATCTTTGTCTACGTACTCTTTAGAGTAGAACACAACCCCATCTTCAACAGTGGGCTTGTGTTCTCCTAGTCTAAATACGGGCCAGACGATCTCCCCTAAATTCATAAGTTTCCTCAAAAGATCCAAAACTATAGTCGTTGCCAATATCTTGATCTACACCAATAGGTGAGCCAGAAATACTGCACCCACGATCCGTTTGAGTTCTAGTTTTTAGAATTTTGCAATAAGTATCAACATCTTTTTCATTAACTAGCGCAACAATAGAGTCATGTACTAACATGAATATTTTAGCATCTAGGCCAAGGTTATTAACTTCTTGTTGAGTTTCCATTGCAGCCAGCAAGTTCATGTCGCTGGCTAGAGATTGTACTTCGCTGTTAATACCGCTGCGTACTTCGTGCGCTGCAATACCTTTATCACTAGAAAATACGTTAGGCAGCCGGCGTTTTCTGCCAAAAAAGCTATAAGTAAACCCGTTTTCTTCGATAAACTTCTTGCGACCATCCAGCCACTTTTTTAGTTTATTAAATTTGTTAAAATATGCGTCAATATCATCTTGTGCCTGTCTAACAGGATAGGGCTTTCCAGTAGCTTTTGTAACAGTTACAGAAACTTTTTGAGCACCAGATCCGTATAAGATACCAAAGCTAATAGCCTTAGCACTTTGTCGCATTTCTGGATACAGTTTCTTAACCTGATCTACTTCGCAAGGCAGATTAAACACCATTTTAGCAATTGTACTATGAAAGTCCCCGCCGCTGCTAAACACTTGTTGCAGGTTTTTATCTGCACTTAGTACAGCTGCGTAGTACATTTCTGCAGTAGTCAAATCTTGTGAAACTATTTTATAACCCAAGGGAGCTCTAATACATCCTTTAATGATTGGGTCATCTCGCGGTATTTGTTGTGCATTAAACTTCCCACTAGAACTAAGTCGACCGCTTGTTGTGAAAATAAGATTAAAATTAGTCCTAATTCTACCATCTTTGTCTAACTCCGGCAGGATTTTATTGATGTAAGTATTTTGAATTTTACCTAATTGCCTAACTTTTAGGATAGCGCCCGGCAGAGGATGTTCTTCACTAAGTTTTTCTAGTACTTCGGCGTCTGTAGAAACCGCTCCGGTACTAGTTTTTTTACCTGTAGGCTGTAGTCCAACATAGTCGAATAGTACCTCACGTAGATGAAACACAGAATTAGCGTTAAAGATTTTACCAGAATCTTTTTCAAATTCTTGTACCTCCTTGTAGGTAAATATAGCCTGTTTTGCTTCTTCAATCTGATCGTCTAAATAAAGTTTTGCTGCCTGCATTCTTTCTACACTAATAGGAATACCTACTTCTTCCATATTCATGAGAAACACGGTGCCATCAATTAACAGATTTTTATATACCCACAAAAACTTATCATTTTTTTGAATGATAGGCCAGAATTTTTGATACAACTCATAAGTTACAGCAGTATCAATACTTGCATATTCTGAGATAATATCAAAAGGAATTAGGTCATAGGTAAACTGCTCTTCTAGAATACCTTTTGATCTACAGTATTCTTTTTTGAAAGTATCTAGAGCAGCGTCATAGTCGCCAAAATCTGTATACTTTAGGGCTAGTTCTTTTAAGCCATGACTATCAGTTTCATCAAGTACATAGTGCATAACCATAGTGTCATGAACATGGTCTGGTCTAAAGTTAATTCCAAGATGGTATCGAATCATCTTGAAGTCAAACTTTAGATTATGAAATACAATGTCAAAAGTATCAGCAATTTCTTGAATAAGCTGAATACATTCCTCATCTAGGCAATCTGTAAGAATGTATCTGCCATGTTTTGACTTGTAGGTTACACTAAGACCAAGCACATAGCCATCTCGAGGATATAGTGCGGTAGTTTCTGTGTCCATACACACCACGCCTTGGGCATTAGCTAAAATTTCCCTAAAGAATTCTTTAGCTTCTACGGTATCATCAATACCCTTATAATCGCCAGCCTGTATGGGCTTAACTTCACCATTATAAATCTTGATAATTTTATCTAGTGCACGTTCAAAATCAGGTTTACCCTCTGGCTTGAACGCAAGCATTGCCGGGTTAGTAATACAAACAAACTTATCGTCTACTAGCTGCCCAGCCATGTTAGTAACGCTGGTAACTTTAGCATATTCTTTAGCAGCTTCTGCCCCCACTAGAATAACTAGATCATACAGTTCATGATCAAAATCTAAATCAACATCTTTTTTGAGCAACTTAGTAATAGGAACACTACTCATATGAAAGTGTTCAAACTCAAAAGGAAAGTAGTCAGAATATCTAGTTCTATTTGGTGCTTTGTCAATTAAGGCTACGCGCTTCATGTGTTATATCCAATATAATTTTTTATGCTGTCTACTGTTTCTTGATCTAGTTCGCCAGGGTCTGTATCTTCAGGTAGATTTATAATTTCTACTAGAAATCCACAATCTTCAACAAGTGGTTTTAGTGTTTGCATAGCATTTTGACCTGCTTCGTCGCCATCAAACATCAAGTAGATTTTTGTTATACCTTGGGCTTTGTATGGTAATAGTTTAAGCTGTGTATCGTTTTGAAGTGTGTTTGTACCAAATGTGCATACTACTGGGTGTAGTCCTTTATCGTAGACATTTAGTAAATCAAATATGCCTTCAACCATCACTAGGCTAGTTGACTCGTACGGCATATGTGGTGGGAATAAGGGAATCTGCACACCGCTAGGATAATTTACATATCTAGGATTGCCATTGCTCATAGTATGCCGGGCTACAAATACTTGGATTTTATTAGTAATGTCCCAAATAGGAAACACTATTCTATCCTGAAGCTTTTCTACTTGATTTGTATAAAATGCTTCAAATTTCTTTAAAGTTTTTGGACTAATACCTCTAAATTGCTTTGTGTAAGGAGTAGCTCCTAGAGGCATATCTAGTCCAGTATTTGTAACCATAAGATCACGTAATTTTTTCTTTAATTTAGCTATTTTAATTGGTACTGGATTTGTAAAAACATTAAAATGTTTAAATACATTTGTTTTAAATCCGCAGCTAAAGCAGTGGGCGACTCCAGTTACTCGATCTATTCTAAAACTAGGATTTGAATCGTCATGCTCTGGATTAATACATTTTACAAGATAATCCCTACCACTTACGGTATAACTTAATCCCTGTTTTTGCAATAGTTCTAGTACTGGATCGCTCATTTATGTGTCCCAAGGTAGATCGTCTACTGGTTCTTGTGTTTTCTTAGTTTTTCCTGCGCGTTTTACTTTTTCTTCGTGCTCTGGTTTTTCTATAGTTTGAGGACTAATACGTAGTGTATCCCAATCAATAGGACAGGTAAACTGCATTTCTTTACCGCCACGTATTTTAGTAGTTTCAAAGGTAATTGCTTGCTTTTCTTTATCGTGTGCTTCCATTACTAATGCAATATCAGCAGCATCAAGAATACCTTTTGAAAATCTTGCCTCACCACTAGCATCAATTTGATATGGACTTACTAGTACTATTTCATACTTACGAGCCAGATTCTTTAATTTTTTGGATACCTCAATTTGTGGTTTCCAGTCATACTGATCTATACCGTCGGCAACAATTTGATTTAAGTAGTCTACTACTACAACGGCCAGTTTATCGCCAAATCTAGCTTTCATTTTACCAATATGCAAGTCAATAGCACCTATGCTCAAATCTCGATCATCAACAATAACCATCTGATTGGTTTGTTTTAAACGATAGTTTCTGACTAGTGTTTCCTCAAATTTAAATCTATCTCTATGACGCATAAATTCTAGGACTGGTTGATCCGCATCTTCAAACATCTCGGCTCTAGCTTTTACTACTTTGAGCACTTCTTCATCAGTTAATTTATTTTGTTTTAGGCTTTGATGATTAACATTGGCTAAGATAGCCAAGTTTCGCTCCATTACTTCTATAGCTGTCATCTCTATGCTAAAGTAAAGGCAGCTATTACCACTCTCATACTGATTGATAAAAATATTACTACTAGTAATACTCTTACCGCTGCCTCGCTTACCGCCGATGAGTATGAGTTCTTGTCTAGCCACGCCACCAAGCACAGCATCAAAAGTATTATTAAGTCCAAGATAAACACGTTCTTTTTCTAACTCTTGAGGGTTGCGGAATAGAAGAATATCGCTCATTGTGTATACTTTTTCACTAGTATGAGTCTTTTCTTCTATAGTTAGTGCTATGGTTGATAAGTTTTCTTTTATTTCGTTGGAGTCGTAAAGTGGCAGTTTGTCTACAAATTTATCTAATAATTTTACAGTCTCATTCTGAGTATACTGATCTATAAGAGCATCAAGTGCTACTTCAGCACTAACATCTGGTATCTCAGTTAACTTTAGTGTAGCTAGAGTTTTAGCTGCCGGACCTTCTCTAATAGTAAGTTCTAAGTCATCAAAATTAGGTAGTTTATTATACCGTTCATAGTGTTTATTGATGACACTATACAAAGAGGAGTATGCCGGGTCTAAAAACACCAGCTTAAGCTTTGCCCATATATCTAGGCTCTGCTCAGATAGCAATTTATTTAAGACTACGGCGGATACATCCACATTAACCTACCTTAGATTCATTGTCTACTATAACTTGGTCTATAATCTCTGTAACTTTATAAACAATATTTTCTCGTAACTTTTTAATATCTTGCTGATAACTACTACCTTTGTCAAATAGTAGACTTAGCTGTTCATGTGTTACGAGCTGTTGTAAGCCAAAATATATATGGTCGTATGCCATTGTAGATTCTGGCATGACTTCTACTTGAGCTTGGCGACCATAGTTATGTACTGCTTGCTTTACTACTTCTTCTACAGTAAACGATTCTGTATCGTGATATGTGATTGTAACTTTCATTTACAGTATCCAAAGTAAAAAGGCCGGGAGTTGATTAGACTCCCGGCCTAGTGTTATGCCTAATCTAGATTAGGCAGCAGCTTTAGCCTCGGCCTTGGCTTTCTTGTCTGCGCCTTTGTAATCGGCAACATTAATTCCGCGGCGGGTAAGAAGGGTACGAAGACCACGCTCAGTCTTATCAACTTCTTTGGCAATCTCTGCTACAGTCATAGTAGCAATACGACTACCAAGAGCAACGATAGGATCAACTTGATCTTTAGCATGGGACTCGCGCTGTGCGGGAATCTTAGCAATTTGACCTTTACGAGTAAGGCTAAGAGCCTTGCCACGTACACTTGCAACAGTCTTGTTAAGGGCAGCAGCAATATCCTCAATAAAGGCACCGCGCTCAGCCATTTGAACAAATTTTGCTTCTTCAGCTTCTGTGTAAGTACGAGCAACTTCAACTTTCTCGGCAGGCTTTACAGCGCCGGTAAGTTCTAGGGCAAGAAGTTTACCCTGAATTTGTTTAGCAGTAAACTTGCCATCAGCAAAGTTCTCTGCAATTTCTTTGTAGGTATAACGACCAACATTATCCTCAACAAAGTTGGCAAGATCATCGGTCTCGTCTTCGGTGAAGGCAGTGGTCTTTTCTTTGGCCATGCTAGCAACATCACGGTCTAGCTGGCGTAGTTTAGCAGCGATACTACGAGTAGTGAATCCAAGGGTTTCGGCGGCTTCTTCAACTTTAGCTACGCTAACGGGGCTTTGGCTACCAACGATTTGAAGCAGTTGGTCAACAACCTCGTCATTCCATTTTTTAGCTTTTTCAGTCATCTTTATTTTCTTTCAAAAATTGTTGTAGGTCTGTGATAATTTTAATATTTAGTTCTTCGGCACGTTTACGCTTAGAACTAGATTTGTCAGATTCGTCAACTAGAAAGTCTAGGGATTTGGTTACAGTTTCGGAAATTTTAAATCCAAGCTGTTCAAGTTGATCGTATGCTTCTTGTTTTGTTTTGAAACTTTTTAGTTTACCAGTAATACAAATAGTTTTTCTATCTTCTAGGGCATCTACTACATGGTTAGAGCGAAATGAGAACGGCAGAAATTCTCTCATTTCTTGAAAATCTGTTTGAATCCAATTCATAAGATTTTCAGTGGCTTTTTCCCCTAAACCAGCTTCACGGCACTTTTCTGTGGTAAGTTCGTCAATATGACTAACTACTTTAGAAACTTTCTGTGATGCGGTATTACCAATTAGGGGAATACTAAAACTTGCTAGGACTTCGGCTAGACTTGCACTACGGCTGCGATTGATTTCATCAATCAGTTTCTCAGCCATACGCTCACTGCCCAAGCATTCAGCAATCTCACTTTCCTCTAGGTAGTAGAGTTCAGTAATATCTGCCAGTTCTAGTTTTTCTATAGTCTTAGAACCCATGCCCTTGATACCAAGGGTTTTGCAGAAGTGTTCTAACTTTTTACCAAGCTGAGCACTACAAGCCTGATTCCGGCAAAACAGCTGGTCATTAACCCACTCAAGTGGGTATTCACAACACGGACAATTTGTGGGAATCGTGATTTTCATGGGGTTTTATCCAACAGAATATAAATATTATACACTAATTGTATAGGCTTAGCAAGTCTAAATTTTACTTGCCCGAGCCTGATAAATTTAGGCATCTACTTTGTGCAGCACACAGGGAATGATTTCTCCAGCCCTGATTACAGCTACCCTGTCGCCAATTTCAAGGCCCAGTGCTTCGATAAAGCCTGGATTGTTTAGGGTAGCTCGGCTCACTTGTGCATCGCCAATCATAACAGGTTCTAGAATAGCCACAGGGGTAACTTTGCCAGTTTTACCTACTTGCCATTCTACGCCTAAGAGTGTAGTTTCTACGTGTTCAGCTCGTTCTTTTCTAGCGTATGCACCGCGGGGATGCTTGCTAGTATAGCCCAAGGCTTCAAACTCTTGGTTTGAGTCACACCGGAATACTACACCATCACAAGGATAAATTTTATCTAAGTCTGCTTCCAAGACAGTTTGAAAACCCTGCTTACGCAGCCATTTCATATCTTGCGAGTATGAGTCTGACCAGCTAGGGAATACGCCATAGGCAAAGAAACTAATGGCTCGCGTTCTAAATTCATCTAGATCCTTTAGATTAAGCGAGCCAGCGGCATAGTTTCGGCTATTTTCAACATGGCTTGGAGCAACAATTTCTCCGGTAATTTGGAGAATAGGCGTATAGGAAATTTTATGCGGTACCAGATTAGTTGACAATAGCTTGTCAGTAATCAGTTGACCCTCTACTCCATCACCACGAGTAAGCGCTTGAACTAACTCGCCGTTGATGTAAAGCAGTGAGATGGCTGCGCCATCCAGTTTGGGAGTAACGCTAACTTCCCGAACGCCTTCTAGTGGATTACGCTGACCCTCATCCTCATAGAATTTTTGCAGGCTATACATTTGCCTAAAGTGTTTAGCCTTGTTGGTCTGCGGAGCACTACCTACTTCGCCGTAGCCAATCAACTCAGCAAGACTATCAAACTGCTTATCACTAATAATAGGCCAGCCGTCGTAATAGTGCTTGCTTGCGAGATCAAGAAATTCTTTGAGTTTGTTTGTCATGTTAAACTTTCACAAGAGTTTAATATTATAACAGTTTAGGGTCGTGTGGTCAAGTTAGGATTTCTTGAGCTGGTTATGGTAGTGCTCAATGATTTCCTCACCCTCTGCTTCAGCGCAGATTTCCATCATGCCGTCAAGAAGGTTGTAAATATTCTCCATACTAGCTGGGAAACTTACACCTTCTCGGCTGGCAACCCACTCGCCTTCATAGCTCAGAAAGTATTTACGGAGTTGAATATAGATTGTTTCCCTGAAGTCGTTGACCACCAGTTTGATCTGAAAGCCTTTTTCCAAGTTTTCTTCTATAAGTTTTTCATAGATAATGTTATTATCCATTAGAATTGAACTCCAACTTCTTTTAAGTGCTTAAGAGAGGCTAATTCACAGGCTGGTTGGTAGGCATACTGAAGCCACTTTTCATTAGTTAGCCATACACGGTAAACCCAGCCATAAGTAGGATGTGGTTGTTCTGTAATAATCTTAGCAGTAGAATCGTATCTGCTGCTATATACAGTTTCTCCTACTTCAAACTTATCCTGCATTGCGCCTTCAGGAATAAGCTGTGGATGAAAATAGTCGTGAGAACTATTTCGTTTTGGAACGTGGTTTTCTTCTAGAATTCGTTTAATGAATTCCCCACCACGATACGTAGACCTAGAAATACCCTCAATGGTATTACCCTCAAGATATTCACGAATAATAAATCCGGTTTCTTGTTGGGTTGCAGGTTTTCCACGTAGTGCTGCCCGACGCTCACCATCTCGACGTTGACGCTCTTTGAACTGTTCAAGAAGGGTTTCTAGACGTGAAGTGTTATAGTTCATGCCTAGAATCGCGCAGGCTTCTTTTTTGGTTATAGGCTTAGTGTTGGCATCTTTAGGCTCAAGTAGACCAATAACCTTTTGTAGATTAGTGTCAGTCATACGCTCTTGTTCAAGAGCTGATCGTTTCTTTGCCATAGCCTATAACCTCGAAAAATAAGGGCAGCAAGGGCTGCCCGGAATATTAAGCCTTGATAACACTCAACAGGTAAACAGCAGCTTTACCAGTCAGTTTGCCAAGAATATCCTCGTCGATAGGAGCACCCTTGGCCTCGATAGCTTTAGTAAGCTCAGCAATAGCTGCTTCTTTGCTTACACGCTTAGTGCCTTCGCCAGTTTTGGCGGTACTGCCACCCTTGCTAGTGCTGGCACTAGCTTCTTTCTTAACATAGACACCAGCTTGAACAAGAACCATGCGAACACCGTTAGGTGAGGCTTCGATCTCGTCAGCAATGTCTTTGATAATCTCAGTGCTGCTCTCAGGGGTAGGATCAGCATCTTGATACATTTTAACAACTTGTTCTTTAAGTTCAGGAGTCCATTGAGTCATTTTTAATCCTTAGTGTATATTGTCTTTGTCAGAGCGTAAGTTTCCGGTTTTTGTAAGTTCGTATTCAATTAGTTTATTATATGCTGCATCAAAACTTGCGGCTAAAATGTAGAGTTTTTCTGTTGGTATTAAGCTAGGCGGTAACATAGCTGGAATAGTTTTATTTTGTCGGCAAGTTTCGTCAATAATTGCGCCTAATTGAATGGCGATTTTAGCTGCTTCTTGAAGTGTTATGGCATCCCATATTCTGAATGGTTTATCTGTCATACTAAAGTAGTTTCGGTAATTTGCATCCGATCAGGAACAAACTGCCGATAATTGTGTTTAAGATCATGGCGAGCCATTAGCTGCATAATTTCTTCATGTTGACGGTTCTTTACTTGACGATACTCGTCCAAGAAAAGTGCAAAGCTAGACTCATCAAGTTGAGTGAGATCAATACCAGCGTAATTACGCTGAGGTTCTTGCAGGATCATAACAGCACGTTGTGATTGAGAACCATCTTGTTTTGTGTAATTGAATTCTACAAGTTTCATAGTCTGTGTTTTCCTAATGAAGAAATAATATTATAGCAATATATGGCACACAATTCAAGATTAAATTTTTAATCTTCGTTAATTGCTTTACGCATTCCTGCTCTAGCCGATTCAAACATTGATGGAATAAATACTATTGGAAGTATGATAGGAGCCATTAGTGTGTTTAGCAGAATAAATACTACAGAGCTTAACTTGGGACTACGAGTAATATCGTTGATTACTCCTGCCTGAATAGCCTCTCTAACTAAGGGTCTAAACATGAACCACCAACTAACAATGCTAGTAGCTAGTGCGATTGAAAAATATACTATAATAATTTCATGCATAAATTACCAGCAATCGCCAATTACTTCTTCACTATCTCCTTCTACCTTTTCTTCAAGTTCTTTGCCTCGTTTAATATCATCATTCATATCGCGTACACGAACTAGTGCATCAATAAGTTCATTAATATGGTCAATGCTAACTGGAACTTCTCGATCACAGGTATCACGCAGCATTACGTCTTCCATACCGCCGTTATTAGTGCCCCACTCAAGCTCGTAATAAAAGTATTTAGTAGGTGCTTCAGTAGTAGTAAACAGCTCATCTGCATCAAGTTCGCTGGGGTTGTAATCTACTGCGCCAAAAAAGATTTTCATTTGTGTTTCCTTAGTTAATTTCAATAAAGTTAATTGCGATATTTTGATCTATACACCACTCTAAGAGTTTGTCTAGTGTAGCAATGCCGGGTGGTTTTGCGCCTAAGTAGTTAACTACAGCATCAAAATCCGTATCCGCGTGTATGATCTTTTGATCTACAGTTCCGGTATGATTCATGTAGCTAGCTACAATATATTTGCTCAACTTGGATCTCCTAGTAGTTTAAGATTTAGGGTAAAGTTTTCTACTGTTGTTCTGACTAGAGTAGCTAAGATTAGCATTTCTCGTTCAGTTTCAGGATAGCCAAACAGGTCTACTAGTCCGTTTGCTATTAGCAAATAAGCACTGTTTTCATCTATGCTTAGCATACCCCAATCAATAGGATCGTTAACTTCTTCCTCTTGTGCTAGTTCAATAATTTGTGCTAATTGTGGAATATTATTCATAGTATTGGTGGGCCCCCTGGGAGTCGAACCCAGTACCTGCCGATTATGAGTCGGATGCTCTAACCACCGTGAGCTAGAGGCCCGTATGGGTTACATAAATGCTGCGTATAGGAGGGGCAGAAAAAGTAGTGCACCAAAAAATACAGCAATAATCCAACCTGGATCTTTGAGTGTAAGTACAGTTTGTTTGCTTAGTGGAACCCCTGCATATTCCACAGTATTTTGTGTGTTAGTATTAGTTAAGGTTTCTGAGCTTTTAGGCCAAGGCCAACTTTTATTTTGCACTTTTTGCAATCCTTTTATTTATCTCTGCTAGACTAACTGGAGTATAGTTGTCAAGACACTCCATGCTAACATTTATGTAACGTGGGTCTGGGTGGCCGTTTGGTAAGAGCACTCGTTTGTAGTGCAGGTGTCCGTGTAAGTTAGTACCCCAGCGATCCAAGCTCTCTGGATGTATAGGCACGTGGGTCATTACTACGCCATACCTGTGAGTTACACCACGAATGTCATCAAAGTATTGTGCATACTGTGATAGCTTACACTCGTCGTGATTGCCTCGAACCAATATTTTTATACCGTTAAGACGACCTAGAATTTCTAGGCCTGCTGCATTCTTAGTCATGCAAACATCGCCTAGAAAATATACTTTGTCATCAGGCTTGACCACACTGTTGTGTTGAGCAATAATGTGCTCGTGCATATGATTGATGCCATTAAAACTACGTAGTTGTGTGCCGTCACTTCTAAGAAACTTTAAGATGTTCTCGTGATGAAAGTGATGGTCACTAGCAAAAAATACATTGCTCATTTTTAGACCTTAAAAATAATGCCCAGCCTGTGTGACATTTTTATATTATATCACACTGACTGGGCCTGTGCAAGTTTAAGTTTTGGTAGTACCTGAGGGTTTCGAACCCACGACCCTCTCGGTGTAAACGAGATGCTCTACCACTGAGCTAAGGTACTAGGGATTTGCTAGATAAAATGCTAGGGCAAAGCCTAGTGGAGTCATACTACGCAATTCTTTAGTTCGTTCTGATTTACCGCCCAACTGCATTATTGGCGATTTAGGGTCCGGATCAACTGGCGATTGTGGTAAGTCACGATTAAACGTGCCCCACAGTCCTGTTTTCTTGGTGTAGGCGTCACCAAACCACCACGGCTGAAAATACCAAGGCGTGCCTAATTCTGGTCTAAGTTTTGCTAGTCTACCCACAGGATTTTCAAGCACCCACCATTTGGGTTCGTGATAACTTATAATTTCTAGGGTTTTATCTACTAGTTGTAAGCTCTGTTGGGTACGACCATCCCTATCTTTTTGTGACCAGTACTGAGCGCCGCTACTAGCAAAGTCTGTGCAAGGTGGAGCAGCTAGGATACCGTGTATGGGATGTGGTAAGTCGCCGGGAGTTATATCAAGTATATCAAGACCAAGTTTAACGTCTACTTGATATACGTCATATAATCCGCTGTCGCGGTAGTATTTAGGCCAATTGCCACTATAATCGAACAGGGAAAGTATAATTTTTTTCATGGAGCGGGTAGGGAGATTCGAACTCCTCACTTCGAGTTTGGAAGACTGGCGTGCTAACCGTTAAACACTATACCCGCTAGCTTAGCCCATCGATGGGTAAGATTATCTACTATTTGTTGTCGCTGTTCGTTTGTGTATGTAGTCCAGTCTTGGATTTCTTCTCTAGATCGCCAACATCCGGTGCAATACTCCAATTTAGGGTCTAGCCTACACACTTTAATACAAGGGGTAATCATATTAGTCTAAAACTAGCACTTCTACGTTCCAGAATCCCCACTCGTCCACAGTCCAATTTAGGAACATTTTAGTTGGTAGTGGAATAAGGTAGCCAGCACTGGGTGGAATTTTTGTTTGGTTCATTGGCGCAAATCTAAAAAGTAGAGGGTGCTGGGCACCCTCTGTGTTGGCAGAAGCGGTGAGATTCGAACTCACGGACCCCTTACGGAATCGTCGGTTTTCAAGACCGGTGCCTTAAACCCCTCGACCACGCTTCTAAAGATCAAGCTGTTGTTGTCCACCAATAGGAATACGCTTAGGCTTCAGGGTTTCTTGCAAGCCTAGGTAAACCTTTAGCAAGCCGTCTTTAAGCTCGGCATGTAGGACTTCATACTGATTGTCTAGGAAAAAGCTACGAGTAAAGCCTCTGTAGGCAATACCTTGATGAATCCATCCTGCGTAATCTTTGTCATCGTCTTGTTCAGACTTTTGAGCAGTGATTACAAGTTCGCCTTTTGATACTTCAACACTAATCTCACTCTCCTTAAAACCAGCAACAGCTAGCTCTAGGAGATACTTGTGATCTTCTGTTTTGCGAACATTGTATGGGGGATAGTTAACATTTGCCTTAGCAATCATTTGCGTATGCAATTTGTTAAGGCGATCCTGAGCTTCATCAAAGCCTAGAAAGTATTTATTAATATCTTTTAGTGTCATCTTATTCTCCTCAGTTGAGCAAGAATTGTTAATAAAAATGCCAAATGGCCATTTAAGTCCAGGTTTTCTGTTACGAGGATAACCTGGAACCCTAAGCCGAGTTTAGGCGGCTAATGCGAACGTTTCATCGTTTGCGTTTAGTTTGTTTGCTTCTCTAGCCGGGTAGTCCCAGCCCTACGACTTCTGCATTGTCGAGTTGTCCATTTTCCTACTCTGCACCCTGTCGAAACCATGACTGGCCCATCAAAGATACACTACCGTTATCTGCACTTCTCACAGTGTGCTTTTCGAGCTGCAGCTCTAGATAACCCCGTGGCGTTAATGGTGTAATGTATCTATGGTGGACCAGGCGGGAGTCGAACCCGCGTCCAAAGCACCTTTGGGTTAACTTCATACAACTATATTTTCTTTTGCGTAACACTACAACTACCAACTAGAGTTTTACCTTTAGTTTCGTAGTCTAGTTTAAGTTTGATTAGTGCTTGTTCGCACTCCGCTCTGCTAGAGTATGCGCCTCTGGTTCCGTGCTCGCCGCCAGTGCCTAACACAGAAAATAGTATAACCCATACCCAAGCCATAGTATTTATCCTATATCTTGTGCCCAAGAATGCTGATTCCAGAATTCACTAACTTTTGCTTGGTCAAGACCACAAAACTCAGCAAATTTAGTTAGCAAGTTGTCATCGTGTTCAGCATCAAAAATGCTGTTATGTATGGTCAGATAACCTGCCATTTGTGCAGGAGCATAGGCTTCTGGCCCGAACTCAAACACATTGTAGAGAACATAGCGATAAGTGCCTTTGTCTTCAATGTCACCTTTGTAGATGCGACGACACACTGCACAGAAGGCATCAAGCTGTTGTTCTTTAGTTAAACTATTCCAGTAGTCCTCACTAGCTTGTTCAATTTCAAGCATAGCTTTATTCCAAGCTTCCCCAATTTCACTTAGTGAATCTTTAAGTTCTTCGTTCATGATTATATCTAGTGGTGCCCCCTATCGGATTCGAACTGATGACCTATCGCTTACAAGGCGATTGCTCTACCACTGAGCTAAAGGGGCGGTGTGGAGTGACGGGTGGGACTTGAACCCACATAACACAGTTTTGCAGACTGTAGCCTAGCCGTTCAGCAACACCGTCACATAATTCGGGAATCTAGTTTGCGTTCGGTAACTAGCTGTTCAAATGTTGCAAAAGTACGCTCAAACTTAAGGTGATAAAGAGTCTTAAGCCCAAGTAGGAGATTATGCACATCATCACTAAGATTAAGACTATCTGTTTCCATAATAGTCTGTAGATCATCGGTGATATGCCAGCAATCTAGGATTTCTTGTTCAAGGTCAAAGCGGTCTTTAGTCATTTTAGTTTGAAAGAATAAATTTTAGTCGGTCTGCTGCGTAACTTGCTGCAAATGCTTGAGGTTTAACTTGTGCTTCTATATTGCAAGTACCACGAATATATCCAATAGCTTGAGAAATTACTTGCGAACTTGCATAGCGGTCATCTGGATTAATGTCTAGGTGTACTTCTACATGACGATCTTGTAGGACGTCGCTTAGCTCATTAAATAGCTGGGCTACTTTGTAAACTTCGCCCATGAGCCTGAGCGCAGGCTTGTCTCGGCGTTGGTCATAGTCTCGCTCACGAGTAATCTGACCAAATATTTTACAGCCGTGCTTACCTTCTAGATGAACTACAACAGCTAGGTAGTATTCAGCCATCCAGCAATCACCACCACTTACACGCTCACTGTCTGCGCCCAAGTATATCTTGGTGTCTGGGCTCTGAGCACTAATAAATTGTTTGATTTCGTCTAGGTCGAATTGTTTCATGATTATGGCAGGGGTACTTGGAGTCGAACCAAGAATATGGGAATCAAAATCCTGTGTGATACCGTTTCACTATACCCCACTTGGCTCCACAGGCTGGGATCGAACCAACGACCAATTGATTAACAGTCAACTGCTCTACCGCTGAGCTACTGTGGAATATAATTAAGTTGTGCTAAGATATACTTGTAAACTGTTTTACGAGGTTCATCTCCTGACTCCAACATTTGTAAGGGAGTCTGCATACCAAATGCACGATTAGGAGATTCGTACCACTTGTCTACTAACTCTTGTGAACCAAGCATACTCTTTAAGCACATATTAAGTGTAGCGTATGGATACTTCATTCAGATTCCTAAGTGTATGGTGCCCCGAGCCGGACTCGAACCGGCACGCATTTTCAGCGAGGGATTTTAAGTCCCTTGTGTCTACCGATTTCACCACCGGGGCTTAGATCAGACTTCTACAGTTCCCCTGTCGTAGAGAATATAGATATTTTGGAACTGCTTGTGCATTAGGTCAAGGTCGCGGATCGAACAATACGGGCCGCCCTCAATTTGAAAATCTTTGCCCATCTGCCAGTCGCGGAGCACTTGCTCACGAGTCTTATACTGGCGACCATAGGCAGGCAACAAGAACATGGGGCTAGTAACTTGATTTAATGCTTGCATTTGGATTCCTAAATTGTCACAGAAATAATATTATAGCAAATCTGCGATTTAGGGTCAAGACAAAAATTTTCTTGGCCTCCCCATACGGACTCGAACCGCAACCAACAGTTTTGGAGACTGGTATGCTGCCATTACACCATGGAGAGAACTAGTAGGCTTAAATTATCTCAAAGTCGGTTTTGCCTACGCCGCACTCTGGACATTCAAAATCGTGTTCAAGGTCGTTCCAGTGAATGCCTTCATCAAGTTCGCTGCCTTCATAAACCCAGCCACAAACTACACAAACGTGTTCTTCACTCATGGTCAACCTCTTTAAGAATTTGTTTATATGCTTCAGCGTGTTTTTGTTCTACCTTAGCAAGAGCTGCAAATCGCTTTTCGGCTTTTTGTAGCACTTCAGCAAAGCGTTGAGCATGGTCTTTGGATTCTGTTTCCTGCTCTTTAAACTCGGCAGCAATTTTAAGATTTTTTTCAACCTGTGCAATTTGCTTAAACTCAGGATACATTTGTGTATACTCATAAGTTTCGCCAGCAATTGCCATCTCAAGAGACTCTACTACACTAGGTTTACCTATTAGCAACTCAAGGTGACCCCAAGCGTGTTTAATCTCCTGATCTGCAGTCCAGTAGAAATGATCTGCTACTTCCCAGAAGCCCTGTTCTTCAGCAAGTTTTGCAAAGTATAGATATTTAATATGTGCCATAGATTCACCAGCTAGAGCACTTTCTAGATTTTTAAGTGTTACACTCATATGTGGTCCTTGGTAGCGGAAGAGGGAATCGAACCCCCATCTGGAGCTTATGAGACTCCTGAGTTACCTTTACTCTATTCCGCGAAAATTGTTATTGTGAACGATTGAACCAGTTACTAGAGGTAAGCCAACGCTTTTCTAGATCTTCTAGTTCTTTGTGGTCTTTAGGGCCGTATTCTTTGATGTAATCCTCGAAAGTGTACGGACGAACAAATTCCAGGATGCGCTGCCACATATCAGCGACTTTCATTATTTACAAAGCCGTATAATTCCTTGGCTTTCTCTAGAATATCTTTAAAATCATAGAACTTGGGCATATGTTTAGCCCAATCTTCGGGTTGAACTTTGCCAAGATCTACCATCTGGTGAAAGGCCTGTTCTGCAAATTGTTTATTAGCGTCAAACTGTTGTTGAAGATAGCCCTGAGCAAGTTGCAGCAACTCAGTGCGGATTTCGTACGGATTTTTAGTTGTCATGTTAGAACCTTGTGTGTTGTGTGTGTAAAAAGAAAAAGCCGGTTACCTGTCCGGCATAACCCGTATCGTCTGTTATGGATGACGCTAGCACTGCCGCAGCTAGTAACGGCTATAGCGGTTTAGGTTCTATAGCTAACCTGAATTGGTACCGCCTCCTGGGATCGAACCAGGTTCCCGGGCTCTTCAGACCCATGCTATGACCACATCAGCTAAAGCGGCGTATATGGTCTGAGTGGCAGGATTTGAACCTGCGACCTCCGAGTTCCAAGCTCGGCCGTCTAACCGGGCTGACAATACACTCAGTATATGGCACACCTAGCGGGATTCGAACCCGCGATCTACTCCGTGAAAGGGAGTTGTCCTAGGCCGCTAGACGATAGGTGCATTTATTTTTTAGGTTTTTGTTCTTTTTTAGGCTTTTTCGACTCGCGAGCATGAATAGCTGCTTCAGCAGCCTTACAAGCCTCTAGTGTGTCAAACTGACAGTTGCCACGTTGACCATATTTATATTTACCGTTTGAACATTTATAGCAAGGCATAATTAATCCAGTGCAGGAATTTTTGTTAGAGTTTTTGTTTTATGCCCTACAATAGTATCTGTAGGCTTGTATTTGCCATCCTGTTCCCGGTATACCTTGATTAATGCGCCGGGATCATCAGGCGTTCCAGTAATTTTAAAGCTACTACCGGGGACTTGTTCCTCACCGCTTGTAATAACTTTAGTAACTTTGCCACGAGCAGTACCGCCACTGGAATTCCAGCTAACGCTATCGCCTCGTTTAACATTTTTTGCTTTAGTAATTATAGCATCTAGTGCTGCTATAAGCGTTTCTGTAGAGTAGTTCATAGTATTCTCCGTGGCAGTGAGTGTGGGATTCGAACCCACGGACCCGGTTGACCCGAATCGACGGTTTAGCAAACCGCTGCCTTAAGCCGCTCAGCCAACTCACTATTAATGGTAGAAGGGGTGGGAATCGAACCCACATTAACTGCCTTATCTGGACAGTGCTTACGAGTTTATAAGGCTCGCCCTAAGGCCAATATTAGCAACCCTTCCGTTAACTTATGCATCTAGTTTGCGATTTAGTTGACCACGAACTTGCTTATGGGTTTTGGTATGTGAACCAGCCTTACGCTTTCGGGCCAGTACAACTAGTGGATTGCGAGGCTTTAGTTTCATAGTACACCTAAATTAAATATTAATTACTTTGCAGTTTCAATCAACGCCAAAGTAATATTATAACAAACTAGACTGCATAATTCAATATTAAAATTTTAACTGTCTTGTTCTACATAACGATAGTGTTTATTTATCTCTGTAAAACATTCTCGAAAATCGTCACGGGCTTGTAGGAACTGTGTATAGGCTTGAGCACCGTTAGTTGCTAGAGCAAGGCTAGCTGCGCCCAAGTCATCTACAGCTTGCATTATGGTTTTGTAATCTTGTTCTTGTTTTTGACACCAGTATTTGTGAATCTTTAAAGCTGACATTTTACTACTTTATAAGGTTTTTAAAGGTTATAATTAAAATCTAACTATGTCTTAGATTGCTACGTCCAAGCCCTCTAGAAGCTGTTACACCCTAGGCCGAAGAAACCACACTATAATAGTGCTCCACATAACCTAGCAGGTACCTCTAAGTTTGTGTCAAAGTTAATTTAACCCGTTATCTCCTTAGACTACGTTCCAATTTGTTCCGCGAAATATAAGAGTTGTACTGCCGTCTGTAGCAGCAAGGATAGTATAACTTGCTACATTTTCAATAGTTTCTGCGCCATTAGGCACTATAGTAATATCACTTGTTTGTCCTGCTTCGCTTTTGATGACTACTGTTCTGCCATCAGTACCAGCAGTTAAGTTAATGGTAATCGCTGCGCCAGTGCCAACTACGCCTAAGTAGTAGTTTGGAGTAGCTCCTGCGCTGTCTAGTGTATATGGACTTGCTGCATTGTTTACTAGATGCGTATTTACAGTTTCATTTCCTACTACTGAAATAACGCCGTTAGTTACATTAATTCCACTACCAACTTTAACTACACCATAGTTTGTGGTAGAGGTTACTGGGGTATTATAAGCCATGATGTTTCCTTGTTATTTTTATTATAGCATCATACTTCAAGAAGAGTCATACGAACACAAGGAGCAGCGGGTATTACAGGCGGCCCGGGCTGTGCTGGTATGTTAATTAGTTCTGCATTTGTGGTATTAGCCGACCATACCATCTCTAGGTAATCGCCAGCTAGAAGTGGTAGTGTGTAATTTACTGCTAGGACTACACCAGCACCTGCAGCCGTAGTTATTACGTCAGTAGCACTATCTGCTACATCTATACCATTCTTACGCAACCAGAAAAAACCAGTTGCTGCGCCGCCAGCACTTGTGCTTTTAGCAAATTGAATAGTTACTTGTAGTAGGTAGTTAGCGGATTTACTTACAGTAAGTTGACTGCCAGCTACAAGAGTTATACCTTGTGATAGGGTAGTATTTGTAAGAGTAACTGTGTTAATAGGTAATAAATTGGTCTGAGTTACATTAGCGTAAAAGTAACCTACATCTCCTCCGGTGCCTCCACCAGTTGCAGTTACTATACCTGTTGTAGCACTTAAACCTGTACTAGCTTGCATTACGCCAAAAGTTGTATTAGTGGCTAGTGGTAGATTGTAACTCATATTACATTCCATTCTATGCCGTTGTAAACTAGGCCAATACTAGCCCAGTTTACATTAATTGTATAGCTGGTATCGCCATCTATAGTAGAGCCAGTAGCTTGAACTACAATAGGATTAGTTTCAGCATCGCCAACACTATCTTTGATGATATAGGCTTTGCCTAACACACCTACAGGTAGTGTAACGGTAGTTGTGCCATCATAGATAACGCCTAAAAAGTATTCGTCTATAGTAGGCGAGTATGTACTCTGATCTATAAGCGTAACTGGTATATTAGCTACTGTGCCAGGTGGTCCTTGCGGACCTTCTGGTCCCTGTGGGCCTGGCGGACCCGGTGGTCCCGGAGGACCAGGCATGCCACTGCCGTTATAATTAATAAAAAGGTCATTATCTTCGAGTAGGGGTGGCGGAGGACATGGAGCTGCTGGTGGTGCTGGAGGTATTACAGGACACCAACCAATAATGGGCAATAAGTGCTGTCTTTGATTTAGCATAGATAACTCCTAGTAAAAGCGCCCCCAAGTCTTTTGAACGTGGGGGCCAACCGTTAATTAGAGATTATCTAATATTTGTATTTGTGTTTGATGGATTAGCGGTTTGTGTTCCACTACCAACATTGATTGCTGAGTTAGTGCTCTGAATTTGCTGAGCAATACCCCAGAGAGCATTGTATAGCTGACCGTACTGTTGCTGCTGTTGAGCTTGCTGTTGCATCTGAGTGATGTTGTTGGTTGTGTTGACCTCAACACCACGAGTGCGTTCAGCGTTTTCAAAACGAGCTTGTAGTGCAATAACTTGTGCATTAGCATCGCTTAGCTGACGGTTTAGGGTAGCTTCGTATTGTGCTGTAATTAGAGCACGAGTCTTATCGCCGTCATTGTTAATGTCTTGAGCTAGCTGGTAACGGTTTTCCATTACTTGCTGCTGAACACCATTTAACTGCTGAGAAAGCATCATTGTGCCTTGACTAACATTGTCTTTGACACCTTGAATAGCAATTAGATTTGCGCTAGTAGCTGAGTTAATTGCATTTGTTAGCTGGCCTGTTTGTGTGGCATTGCTAGTTTCTGTGGTTGCAGTGCCTAGAGCAACAGAACGATTAACATCGCCAATTGCTTGCATGAGGCTCATGTTAGCGTCAACTTGCTCAGGCGGACTACGTAGAGTTGCTCCAGCAGCTGCGCCATCTCCTCCAAAGAGATTACCATTGTTGCGTAGGAGCGAGCCTAAGATAAGACCGCCAATAAGACCACCGCCTCCGAAAAGACCGTCGCCGCCACTCATCATCATGCCTGCAGGTGTGATTGATTCTGCCATTTTATTCTCCGTTTTTTATTATTGTTTGTGGAGTTAAACGGCTACTAGGCCGGCAAGCCTAGCTGCCGACCATAGTTAACTAACTATGGGTTTCTCTGTGATTACTTCATATTCATCTAGGGTAAGGCACTCGTCGTGTTTACTTAACCACATCAAGTTTTCCATCATATAGTTTATATGATCTTGCGTTACCTTAGGGTCTTTGATATGTTCCAAGAGCTTTTTCATGAGTTTAGGGCTAACCTCAATCTCTACGAACTTGTAATATTTATCGCCCATTAAAAACCCCCTCTATCAACTATTGTGTCATAGTGTTTCATAGTGAGGAGAGTATTTGTTTGCATTAGCCTGATTAAGTGCTCTGCTACAAAGTGCAAATCTTTATCGTGTTTAGCATCTTCGCGTGCAAATTCCATTAATCTAAGCATTAGCGGAACATCGACTGAAATAATGTCTAATCCGTTATATGCCATCATACACATCTCCGTGTGTTTAAATTCCCCTTACGGGGGCTGTTTGGGTTGGTTCCCAAATCTTATTTGGCTGGGCAGGTGAACGGGTTTCGATCCCTAACTTTCTGTTTCACAGACAGACGTGCTTGCCACTAACACTATTCCCTGCATTGGATGGTGGACCGCCGGAGGATCGAACTCCGACCTATGCCGTGCAAAGGCACCGTGCTCCCATTATCACTAGCAGCCCTTAATAATAATATACGTGCGGTTTACGTCCTACTGTGGGAGGATCTACTAGCTCTAAGTCTGTGGCTTTAAGCACTGTGTGCTCCCACACACGGCCACGACGACGTTGTGGACGAGTCATTGTAATACGAGTCCACCAGCTAGGAGTTGTGCTATACCAGCGAAAATGACAGTAGTTTCTACGCTTTTTAGTTTTTTTGCCCGCAACTTGTATGTAACGAAAACCAATTCTTGATTTTGGATCATTATCTAGTAGAATGAAATCAAAATCCCAGTTATCTTCTGGATATATTACATTATGCGGCTTATCTTTTAGAGTACGACTCATTGTTATCTCCAAAAAACCATAGTTCAATACATTAGATTTTATCGGGGCGACCGAATAATGGGAGAGCGACTCCATCTTACATTAATGTATTGAACTATGGCCCCACTCCCTAAAGTGGATTCATAGTGTCTTTTTACTATTGGGCGACGGCCCGCAGGTCTCCAGTGTCCAGTTACGTAGTCCACCATCACTCGTAACTTTTTTCGCCTTGTTGCGCTATATAATCTAGGGATTTGATTATATAAGCGTGGCGGGAACTATATATGCAGGTGCTCATTCCTGCTTGCTCTAGACTTCACTGTTCACGTTGTACAGTCGAATATCTTTACGGGGTACGACCCCAGCCTAGTCACCAGCCTAGAGTTTATAGGTTCAGCGTGAGCAGCGCAGTTACGGATGTTGACTAGAAATAAGTTTTCCCATTTCAGGCTTTAGAGTGCCATATATCGGGCCAGTCAACAGCCATAGTATAGCTAACTGCAGGTGAGGTTGGCCCACACTATACATATGGGTGTCCTACTTATTAGTCAATTAGCTATAGTATGGTGGATGCGGATGGATTCGAACCACCAGCGTTTCTAGTGTCACGAGTTTACAGCCCGCTGCCGTCAACCATTTGGCTACGCATCCATAGTAAAGTATTTTGCTTACTGCCTGCTTACGCATGAGTTAATCTTCCTGCCATATGATCCCGCTAAGAATCGGCTACGATTAACTTCAGCCCGCTTTAGGGATATACCGGCCGGGTACCCTTATTTCTCTGGGCTGCAATGTCCTGTTTATTTCACCTAGGACGAACAAAATACTTAACTATGGTGCCCTGGGACGGACTCGAACCGTCACGCTCGCGCACTGGCTTCTAAGACCAGCGTGTCTACCAATTTCACCACCTGGGCATGGTAACGATCTAAGGTTTTAATCGTTGTGGCTCATGTACCCCAAGCTGACGCTTGTTGAGCTTTTGCGGTTTGTGCCGCCCCATTCACACTATAATAATATTATATCATAACTACTGGGCTAGAGCAAGTCTAAATTTTCATTTGCTTGACAAAAGCCTGTTGAGCAAGGTTCTTTTCTTTAGCTTCTAGCATAATATCGGCATAGGGAGAAAAGCTTGCTGCCCAGCGATTACACTCTTCATTCCAGTAGTAATCACTATGTGCTCGTAGTTTGGCTTTGGTAAAACCTTGTTGAAGCAGTTCACTCAGCTGTGGCTTGGTTTGAGCATCGTGCTCTACCACCACATTCTCACGACTTAGGCTGTAGTGGATGACTGGTCTAACACCGCGCCAAGATTCCCATAAGCGCTGCACACGAGGGTCTTGGGGTTCAATATACTCGCCACTCATAATCCAGTGGTGGTGAATGTCTAAGACAAGAGCACAGGTATCTACTAGCTCTAGGCTGGCATCAATACCCCATGTAAACTCGGCATTCTCAATGGTGAGTGTATTACGAGCTTCGCGGCTCAACTTAGTCATTGCCCGCTTAATGCCATCCGGACCTTGTTTACCTGCAATATGTACGTTGCATTTAAAGTCTTGAAACTCACGACCGTATCCCATGTAACGAATAAGATCGCAGTGATACTCAAACTCTTGAATACTATTTTCCACAATTTCAGGATTGTCACTAGCTAACACGCAAAATTGACCCGGATGAAAGCTAAGGCGAATATCATGTTGTCTGGCAAGGTCACCGATCTGTGCAAACCGGGCTTCTAGTTCACTGACAACATCTGGTTGCCAATAGAACCACGACCAGTCGTCATGAGTATATGCTGGGAGTAGGTCGCTGCTTAGGCGAAACATACGTTGACTGTGTGGTAGTTTGCTTATCCAGTCAAGTTGTTTACGGATAGCGTTTGTATTCTTGTCAAGAATACCCCACAGTTTAGCCACAGCTACATCACGGGTCTGATTGTTTAGCCAAGTAATTGTAGTAGTGCCGGTGTTTAAGCCAGGAGCTGCTTTGTCATGGCTTTCTTGAATCTTGCAAGCAAAACCAATTCGTGGGTGTTGTTTGAACATTATCGTCTGTTTTTATAGTTACGGATTGCTTCGGCGTCCAAGCTAGCATAGACTCTGAATTTGTCTTTACCAACTTTGTCGTAGAATTCCCTAGCCAGTTTGTACTGCTTTTCGGTGGCTTCAAGTCCCAGTGGCTCATATCTGCTCGCAAAACATTCTAGTAAAAATTCACGGGTATAACCTGCCATGTTTATTCTCCAGTTGAAAGAATATTATAGCACACTGTACCCACTAAGTCAAGATTAAAAATAACCCAACTACACACCCCACAACAATAACTAGCCGCTCTACTACGGTAAAACTTCCACAATGTATAAAGTTGTGTAGTCGGATATTCATAGCCTACTCCAAGTCAATCCAGATTTTACTACTAGCCTGTTCAAACCGCTCGGCTTGCCGCTCATAACCAGCATATCCACGAGGATTACTTACCACACGGCAACTACCAATCTGGTAGTCGTTCATCGAATGCACATGACCATGTGCCCACAGTTTAATCTGTGGATTGTCTAAGATGATGCTAGTAAGATCACTGTAGTATGCATGGTTGATATAACCATGCACGTGCTCCCGGTACTCACTAGCAATTGACTCGTAGCTAGGAGCATGGTGAGTCATTACAATAGTTTTGTGGCTGGGGTAGGCTAGGAGAAATTCTTCTAGGCGGGCACGGCTATACCGATGCTCTTGTTCACTATCGCTAGGAGTAAACCTGTTAGTCCAGTAGCCACCACCAGCTCCCTCTACAAGTTTAGCTGGCTCATGTTTGATTACTTGGTAATCGCTCATAAGTCCACCAATAGCATGGGCAACTGTAGGATTACCACGATCATTATCCGTCCACATCGTAGCGCCCCAGATCAGGTAATCTTCAATCTTAACATAACTGTTTTGTAGGATAGTTACGTTAGGGGGTAGGAGGGGCTCGATACGTTTACGCGCAGTTGAGAAATCATGGTTGTAATACTCGTGATTGCCGAACACGTATAGAACTTGCCCATACTTGGGCAGTTGAGTATCACAAAACTTGTGATACGCATCTAGTGTACTTATACCACGCCCCACATTGTGGGCCAGTCTGATATGTCCCGCCTCTAAGAGGTCACCGCACAGGAGCAGGAGATCTCCGCCCGGCAAGACTAGTGTGTCGTATCCGGTATCAAAGTTAATGTGTAGGTCACTAGCGACATGAACTCGCATGATTGTCTCAGTTTGATTATTGAATAAATATTATATAATTTTTGAGATTTAGGGTCAAGATAGGAATTTATGGCCCGGCCGGAGGGAATCGAACCCCCATTCGCACTTTAGAAGAATGCTGTCCTATCCGTTGAACGACGGCCAGTGTTTTACATACCAGCTATATCCCTGCATACACTACAAATGGGATTTTGATCTAGGTCTAGGATTAAGCGCTTAGACCAGATTGAACAGTGTGTGCATTGCTCTATGCCAATGTCCATCTCTAGTATACTTTCGTAGTCTAAGTCAAGTTCATTGCATACTTTTTTAAGTGGCACACGGGTACGCTCTAGGCGTTTAACCAGCTCACTTAGTTTCAGGCTTCCAGCGGTCATCGAGTTCACGGTGTGTTTTTTCAAATTCTAGGAGGAACATAATGCAACACATAGCGTGAGCTAGGTGGCTTAGTCCCGATTCAGGATCACGATCTTCACCGTCTTGAAACGCTAAGATGTGGCGTAGTGCTGCACTAAGGGGACGGGACCACTCAAATCCGCCACGCCAATTATGTGCAGCGTATTTGTCTTTGCCGAAGGCTAGTACCATAGCAGTTTGATGTAGTGCTTCACTGCTCAGCAGGCTCATAGGGGCCTTATGGCTGTCATACTTTAATGCAGTACCTTGTAGCTTTGGTGTGACTTCTTTCCAAGTAGGCTTACTCCAGCCAGGCCCAAAAAACTGATTTGTTTCTATAGCCTGTTTCATTTTGTCTACTTCTTCTTGCGAATATAGTGGTGTTTGTGTAAAATTTATAGTTGTCATGGTTATAGTATAGACAAAGGCGGCCAAGTCTCGTAGGAGAACTTGGCCGCGGGAACACACTTACCTGTACACAGGACTTATAGTGTAGCATCCAACTTGTACCTCTGAGCCGTGTACGGCCCAGATTATATAGTGGATTAAGGCATTTGAGTTGTTTCTTGCAACTAGCAGTTCGTGGTCAAATCCTTGAACACCACGCAAAGTAATATTATAGCATTTGTGGAAGATTATGTCAACGCTACTTTTTTGGTGGTTTAAACAGTGCTGGAACCTGCTGTTCACGACGAACCGCAAGTGTTTCTATAAGTTCATTTACTTTAGGACTAGTTTCTATGGTATGTTCTCTATTATACTTTAAATACGTAGGAAGCAATTCTTGTCTAATAACCTGTTCTAGATTTTTAGTGTAATCTGTTTGCATAGTAAATCCTCCACAATTTTTATAATTATAGCACTCTAGCAGAACCTTGCGCAACACAAAATTTTTATTGCCCATCAAGGACCTGGTTATATTTCAGACTTGATTTATTTTTGTTGATAGAGTATAATATATAATCTAGTCATTACTTTTTAGGCTAGAACCCATTAATAACCTTTACCAAATCACACCAAAAATGCAAATCGTAAAAATGGACAAAGTGCCGCTTCTAGCTAACGAATTCCTATTCTATCTAGACGCGTGGCTGCATTGTTACAAGAATCGAATTGATCTTAACCGAATTCAACGAAAGAACTGGCAAGTATGGCAAATTGTAGACTAAACTAGTGTGTGATTTGAGCAATCCACCAAGGGGGCTCAAATGAAAAAGTTTTTTGTTGTGTTGTGTGGCGCAGTGCTAATTGGCAGTGCTTGGGCAAAGCCTACGGATTCAGAAACACAGTGCTTGGCTCGTAATATTTACCACGAAGCCCGCGGTGAACCTTGGCAGGGTAAAATGGCAGTAGCAATAACTACCATAAATCGTACTAAGCATTGGCAGTTTCCTAAAACTATTTGTAAAGTAGTTTATCAACCCGGACAGTTTCACTGGACTGGTAACAAGCATCTTAGGATAACTGATACCATAGCTTGGAATGATAGCATCTTAGTAGCACTTATTGCACAAGAGTTTGCACATGAGTATGCCAGACACTTTCCTGCACTATACTTTCACAATCATACAGTTCGCCCACGCTGGCAACATCGCAAGCTGGCTACAATAGGTCGGCACACATTTTACCACTAAAATGAGCAATATAAAAGCTACTATTATCAAGGACAGTGTATATACTCCCACTAAGTCCAGAATTACTACATTTGAAATTGAGTATCCCAGATTCATCCTAGCTGAGTTTAATACTCACCGTATGCTATCGCGCAATACAGCTAGTTCACGAGCAATTCCTGTACAAAAAATGCACGAACATATTCGTGACAATACTGCGGTTCCTGCGGTTTGGGGTCAGAATAAAGCAGGGATGCAAGCAGATGAAGAAATACTGCCAGATATGCAAAACTATGCTAGGTTAACTTGGATGGAGGCTAGAGATAGCGCAATTCGCTACAGTAGGTTACTAGCAGATTTTGATGTACACAAGCAGATTACTAACCGGCTTACAGAGCCGTTTCAGATTGTTAAAACTGTAGTAACTGCAACAGAATGGGAAAACTTTTTTTGGCTACGAGATCATGAGATGGCACAGCCTGAGTTTAAGGAGCTTGCCCACCAAATGCATATACTCTACAAGGAATCGCAGCCACAAGCACTTCACCCAGAAGAATGGCATCTGCCTTATGTTCGTACAACTCGAGCAGCTAATCATACTCAAATGTTTATTGATGAGCAAACAGGCCTAGAGATCAAGCTGGCCGACGCTATCAAGATTAGTGCTAGTTGCTGTGCACAAGTAAGTTATCGCCGTCAGGACACTTCACTAGACAAGGCTATTCGTATCTATGATCAATTAGTAGAATCTAAACCAGCACACGCTAGCCCAGTTGAACATCAGGCTACTCCTATTACGCAGTGGGATACTCTAGAACGTATCGGTGTATCGCATCAAGACAGGTATGGGCAATTATGGTCTGGCAACTTTTGTGGTTGGGTTCAGTACCGCAAACTTATTCCAGGAGAAGCAAAGTGGTAAAAAATGTTCTATTTAATTTAATAGCTTTTTTGTTTTTCTTGCCCATACTAATAGGTATTGTTGACTTATGGACACTAATTATGTTTGACCATACTATTATCTTAAACTGGGATTCACAAAAGTTTACGGGAGCTTGGTTGTTGTGTATTGCTGGTGTTTTTGTTAAGATTGCACATACCTGGAGTAAAGCATAATGAGAGCCCACTACTGGTCTTGTACCACACTAGCGGATCGGATTCGTGGTACACCTAAGCCCACAGCCCTAGAGTGGGGTGCTTGGGATAGCTGGCATGAGGAAGCTAAGGCCAAGCGTCCCCTTCGCTACTGGATTGCTGAAACACTTCTAGATAATGTACAAGCTGCTATCCATTGGGTTCCGGACCGGATTGATAACCTAGTATACTGGGTGTACACGCGTTGGCAAAGACCTAATCACGTGCTTCGCGCACATAAAGAACACATTCGACCCGGAACAGGCTGGGATTTCTGTGACCGCCTTCTGCCGTGTGTAATGAGCGAGCTGGTCGACTTTGTGGAGATTGACAAAGCGCTAGATCAAGTACGTTGGGATAAGGATAGCCGTATCAAGTATAACACTCCGTGGTGGATGTTTCGGTGGCCTTACCCCCGCGGCTGGCGGTGTAGGCAAGCAGGCCTAGACTACCTAGACTGGGAGATCCAACTCGGCGACGAAAGCCCAGATCAGTCTCATGCCGCTCGTGAGCTTAAAGAGCTCTACCTATGGTGGACCGAAGCCCGCCCCAACCGGCCTGATCCCTACGAGGTTACTGGCTGGACCGAGTGGACCGCAAGTCAAAAGGGTCTAGGTATTCTAAATAAAGATTATGACGAGGCTACTCGTGCTCGAGTTGATCATATGCTTGCTAAGCTTAACCGGCTAGAGGTAGCCTACCTAGTTGAAGATAAGCAGCAGCTACATCGTGTAGTTGACATCTACAGGAGATTGTGGTGAATATAGTACTTTATACCAAAGACTTTGAGCCTATCACAATCCTTGACTTGCCGGTCTGGTTAATCGAACAAATGGAAAAGCAGGGCAGAGTACGTGTAGCGGTACAAGAACCCCCAACTACCCAGTGGATAACTGATGCAGACCCCACTACCCCACATCAACCCAAAACTGTGGTCCTAGAGTGTTACAGGCTGCGCTGGTCGGATGGCTCTCAAAAACCTATTATTGTTACACAAGACGACGAGCTAGCACTTACACTTAGACCTGACTGGTTACCGGGTCAGCGTGCTAGTATTAACAACTACAAGCAAACTATTAATAACCTTGTTTATATGCTTAAAAAGGCAATGAATCGCAATGACTGAAAAACTTACTTGGAAGATCCTACTTGGTAATACTTGGATTCTTGTAGACACAATGAACCGTATTCAGGCACAGGTTATGCGACCTGGTGTGCATAGTAGGGACTGGATTGCTACAGCTGGTGGTCATAGCTTGGGCCGATTCCTGAACCCGGATGAGGGCAAACTCCTAGTAGAACAAACCTTAGGAATTCGCACTTGATTGTGTGTGATTAACTGTGTATAATATATTCTTTGCAAAATTAAAAAAGGCAATGACTACAATGTTTTTCTGCGTTAATCCACAGTGTCAGGATGATGTGCCTCGTGAGCGGTATCTCTACATCAGCAAGCTGTGTTTAGTGTGCGGCGAGCGTAAAGCACGCCAGCAAACACACTGCGTAGTTCCCCTTGCTAAAGGTGCTTATCAGCCTATTATTAATCCTGAACTGCTCAAGGGTCTTGGCAAATACCACAACATGGAAACGGTATGAACGAAGAAAATAAAACCATACTACACTGGACACTAATTGGTATGTTTGTGCTGGTCACACTAGCATATGTAGCTAACACCATTAAATATCACCTAGACCCACACCAAGACTGCTTTACCCGCGGTGGTGTAGTAATCAAAACTCAACATGGATGGCATTGCAGTGAGCAATCAAGTTCAGCATATAAGTGAAGGGGTTTGGGACCTCTGGGTTAAATCTCAACTAGCGGCCCCAATTAATATGAGCCCAGTAGACTGGTTTGTTAACCAACTGGTAGAACAAGTTGATCAAATTATTGCTAATAGTTATGCGGGACCACTTCCCCAGTGTGAGGAAGCGCTCGAACTAGCTAGACTCAAGATTAAGGAGTGGGCATATCGTGGGTAATTACTATACTAACGAACAGGGGCAGGTTGGGGTACTAATCACCCGAGGATATGGTACCGGCTGGTTTACCTACCATTATATCTGGCGACTTTGTGTGGATGCTGAACTATGCAGGGCTGTTGATGAGGGGGTTTGGGAAGATGCCATAGACCTTGTAACGGAGATTGCTAACCAAGAGGGTACTGTACTTCTTGATAATATTAGCATAGAAGACATACAAGAACTTGAAGTCTGCTGGACCGACCGGCATCGCAAGTTTTTTATTCATGAGTATGATGGACTAGAGTGTGTCTGGTACAAAGACGAAATTGACTGGATTCAGCTATGATGGAATTTTTCCTAGCACTAGTCACCATCATCCTTATCGACATTGTACTAGGCGGTGAAAATGCACTAGTAATTGCACTAGCTAGTCGTAACCTGCCACTAGACCTAAAGCGTAAGGCTATTTTGTGGGGTACAGTAGGAGCGGTGGTAGCCCGATTCGTCTGTGTAGTTATCTTAGCATGGCTGCTCCTTATTCCAGGCTTACGGCTGGTAGGCGGACTTGCACTGGTGTGGATTGCTTGGCGGCTAGGCCAACATCAAGAGAGTGCTGCAGTTGAGGGTAAAACTACACTGTTCGGAGCCATTACTACCATTGTACTAGCTGACTTTACCATGGGTCTAGACAATAGCCTAGCTATTGCGGGGGCAAGTGGTGGCAGTTGGCTACTTATTATCCTAGGTCTCCTAATTAGTGTACCCATTATTGTGTGGGGGGCCACTTGGATTCAAGAACACCTAGAGCATAGACCGTGGCTAGTATATTGGGGAGCTGGTGTGTTATACCTAGTAGCTACCAAAATGATCCTTGATGAGCCAATCTTAGCTAACTGGCTGCAAGCACTAGATCGTTGGGTTGTTGGGATACTGCCTGTCCTAGTTGCTGTACAACTAGCTTGTACTCAATACTACAGGCAAAAAATTAAATCATAAATACCACTGGGGCATTCACCACAATTATTTTTGTGTTGAATGCCCTTTTTGTTTGTGCTATAATATTATATAATTTGAGAAAAGGACATATGATGACGCCGCAAGAACAGTGGAGCTATAAGCAGAGGTGGATTCCCCAAGCGTATCAAGCTCCATTCCACAGTGATTTGCTCAGACCAGTAAAACACTGGTTACGAGAAAATGTTCCCCAACACCAGTGGCACATTCGTGAGTGGACCAACGTCTACGAACATACTGTGTGGTTTAAATGTCTAATCCACAAACACCAATTTGAGGCATATTTTTGTGATTAAAACCTACCAAGTTACTACACGTGAACTAGACCTAGACAAGTACTGCTATCTAAGCGAGAACAAGCAGCTCTACCTGACAGAATGGCAGAACGGCGAGGGATTTGACTGCGAACTAGACGGGCAGAGATTTGCTCTGACTTGGGGTCAGCTAGAGGCACTTAATATGCTTGCACACTACAAGGAGTAGGTATGCAGCTTATACAATGCCACAAATGTGGTCAATTTGATCCTACATGGGACTATGCACACGTGTGTGGTCCGGTTGAGGTAAAACCCCAAATGAACCTATTGATTCGAGAACTTGCTATTGAGGCCGCTATCACAACCAACTTGGATACCGATTATTTTGAAAAAGATATGAATAGGTGGGTTGATTACTATTCAGAAAAGTTCGCCGAGTTGATTATTCTGGAATGTGCTAGTATAGCTGCTCGTAATCCGGATATTAGGGGTTGGACTTTAGCTAAACTCATTAAAGACCAGTTTGGAGTTGACAAATGAAACTAAACTTAGACAGAACTCCATGTCCACCTAACAACCACACCGGCCAAAAGCTTTTCCACTACAACGGCCTAGGCTGGTCTTGGTGGTGGTGTAAGCAGTGCGGTAAACGATTTGATATTATTGACCCCTATGGCGAACGAATACCTGATGACGAGGCAAACGATGCACCAGACAAACACCACAAATCCTATAGACTTTCCACACCATCCCTTTGAAGACTTACTTTACAACAGCGGACTTATCGCCCAAGGCGGCTGGGATGAGCTAGACCAGTACCAGCAGGAGTGTGTTAAACATCTAGTACAACTGGTCGCTCGTGACTGTGCTACCCAGCTGGCCCTCTTACCTATGCAACATCTACAAGAACCACAAGCTACTGTAGAACTAAATGCTATTAGCGATTGTATCCGTACTATTTTGGAGAGGTACCACTATGTGGGATGATAGTTATAAAAAACCCAACTTCGACACCAATCTATGGCAAACCCAAATCACCGAAGCCATCTACACAGTCCAACAACACGAACTAGAAAAAATTCTCCAACTCATGGAGAGTGGCCAGATCGGTAAAGCCTATGACCAACTCTACCAGATTGTATATCCCTCTAACTTTGATTTGAGCGCATAATGACTCCTAAAACCATTCCCGTACTAGACCAGTGCATTGAAACCGGCATTCAGCTTGGCTGGCAACGTGCACATAAGCACCAAGATAATCCTACTGAACTCCAAATCCATACCGAAATTTATCAAGCGATATGGAGTGAACTAGATGAGTGGTTTGACTTCCAGGAAGACCGCCATGAATAACCCTCCCCAGTTTATCGAAGTCGTTAACCACAACACCTGGTGGGTCAAGAACCTAGACCACACCCCCATCAACACCGAACAGGTTAAACTTTATTTTAACCAGATGTTTCCCCACCGAGAAGTTTACGTATTCACCAGTACCCCAATGTACACAGATTGCTATGTCAGGGTCCAACATGAAGATTAACCTAAGCACTGATAAAAATACGCTTGCAAAACACAAAAAAGTATGATATAATATTGTTATATCTAAAGAGATTAAACAATTGGTGATTAAACCCTAGTTTAAAACAACTGCACAAAGCTATGCAGGACCTGGGACGATTCCAACGAGGGTTCCCGGAGGCCCAGTAAGCCTAGTGCAGTTGTGTTTAAAACTAGAGGTGTTAATCACTCCAAATAAATAATTTGGCGAATTGTTTTCTTTTATACAAATTATAATAAATTTTTATACCCCTATTTTACGCTAAAACTCGATGCAAAAACTAAATAAGCTGGAAGCAGTTCCACTCCACGAAATCGCTAACCAAACTGACCCTAAACTGCTTGAGGCTTGGGTTGCAGAACAACAACTGATCACTAAGGAAGGCTGGCTATGGCCTCAGATTGTGGGGCATTACCAACGGTGGAATCTTATTTTAGACGACCAAGGTAGGGTAGACATTCCCAAGACGCTCCGTATCAATATCTGCAGCGATTGGGATTTGGGTTTATGGAGACTGGTGTGTAGAGTTCCCCGTTCAAAATTGATTCGTCGTCAAAGTGACCCCCAGAGTGTAAATTGGAGCGCCCTAGCTCCCACAATCATGCTAGCACAAAAACGAGATCGGGGTGTGGGTTACCAGCAGTGGCCGCTGGAAGGCCTAGACAGGATTATTAGTCGAGATCTTTACGAGTGCTTGAGGTGGGCTAAGGAAAATACTACCTGGAGCGGTTTAGGGTCGGATGAACTCGTAGAGGTTCGTACCAGAGGTTTAACCATCAAAACTGGTCAACGAAGTGGTCAACAAAGATCAGCACTAGCAACTTGGCAACTTACAGGCTTAGACTCACCTTGGCGGGAAGTGCCTAAACTAGTACTCACCATGCTTACACAAATCTGGGTTTGCCACCCACAGCTACGAACACCCTACTTAATCTTAGACCCCTGGCAGTGGGACAGGATGCCCACACCCCTAGTACCCGATGAGATTTTTTCGGTTGCGGCGGTTGAGGGTCCGAAACAAGTCAAAGTCGCAGATATGCCATGGGACGACTAACAACATGAAATATACTAAAGAAATTACTGACCGTCTAGTGCAAAGATACCGAGAGGGTGTCTCAGTGGACCAACTAGCTCAAGAGCTACAAGTGCCACAACGTAGCATAATTGCCAAGCTCAGCTCGCTCGAGGTGTACCAGAAAAAACAGTACCTAAACAAACGTGGTGAGGTTCCACGCAAGAAGTCGGAGTACATCGAACGGATCGCCCTACTGCTCAACATGAACCTTGAACTCCTAGAAAGTCTAGAAAAGGTCAATAAAGGTGTGCTCGAGGTCATAGAACGGGAATTATCCAAGAATAACCGACCCTAAACCGTAGTAATCAGAAAAAACCCCCAAAACCTATGCGGCTTTGGGGGTTTTTGTTTTGCGGGCGTAAATTGTACCGACTTGCTCTGGCTTAGGGTCAGAACCCCAACAAATTTGCTCTTGACACATAAAGGTTTACCACTGTATAATATTGGCGCCGGAGCAAATAAAAAAGCTCCTACAACTTGCGCTGTAGGAGCTCGATTCCTGACCCTAAACCGTACTCACCTAGGCATGGGGCACTAGCTTTCCTGGTTTGGGTTTCGCTCTTGGTGAGCTCATCAGAGGAATAGGGTGAAAAGCAGCAACGATGGTTGGGATTGCCTTGGTTTAGGGTCTGGTTGATTCCCGTAAGTGCGTTCTCTGGAGTTACTGCCCACAGGTACTTGACATTAGGGACCGGTCAGAGCCAGACATCATAAAACTACAGACCAATATTACCATCTGCTAGCAGTAACTAACTGCTGCTTTTCTGAAGTGGGATAGTTTGGGAATCAAACTTGAGTCTCGTACTTAGGTTATCGACACTTGTAGTTGGCTAAGTGGACTCTGTTTGTGCGCTTTATCGCATTTCCCAAACTATAATAATATTATACACTGTTTGAGCGGGGGTTGCAAGAGTAAATTTTTGCAGCCCCCACACGATCAGGCTTTGAGCACTTCGACCAGGCGGGTCAGAACATCCTGATTTGCTTTTTCCAGCGATTCAAACTGTTCACTATTACGATCGCATACCCGAGCGATGCGCTCGACCAGCTCAGCTTTGGTGACTCGGGCCGAGTTTTGGGTCCGAGTCTTCGCCACGTACACACCCTCGCGGCTCAGTTTAGCAACCACACTACGCACGCTCTTGCCAAGAGTTTCAGCCAGTTGCTCAACGCTAACGCCTTGCTGATACTTCTGGACCAGTTCCTGAACTTGTTCAGGGGTATAGTTCATTACTTTGTCAGTCATTTGGGTTTCCTTATCAATCAATATAAATATTATACAGGGATTAGGCTTAGGAATCAAGTCAGGATTTTTTAGGCTTCAACCAGTCAGGTAAATCGCCTACGGTATCCGGTGGCACAAATTTGTTCATGTTGTTCCTTTAATCGCTGACTCAATATAAATATTATACAAGGTTTACCACTCACAAGCAAGACTAGATTTTTCGGTTTGCCACTTTTGCACTGGCGCAAGAAGACCAAGTTTTTGCGCTTGCAAGGTTTTGCACTGGCGCACGGCCAAGATTTTGCACTTGACAAGGTTTTGCACTGGCGCAACCTGCTTTGCAGGTTAGTAAGTGCTCACTAACTTGGTGGGGTTAGTGAGTGCTCACTAACTTAGCCTGGCACGAATCTTGCTAGTGGCACGAATTTTGCTAGTGGCACGAATTTTGCTTGGTGAGAATGAGAATCATTCGCATCTACGCCTGGCACGAATCTTGCTTTGTGGCGAAAAAGCCACGGTTACAAATTGTTACAATTCTGCGCTTGACACGGGCCGATTTTATATGATAAAATCGGCGCCAGCACCTGGCACAGTTCTTGCTAAGGCAAAAAGTGTGCCAGGCTGGGCCGGGACGAAAAAAAGCCCCGACCGGAGTCGGGGCTGGCACAATCCTTGCCTAGTTAGATAGGCTTGGAATTGGCAAGCGCATCAAAAATCGCTTTAAGCGCGCGCTTGTTCGCTTTGGTGAGCGAATCGGTATCGGCTTCGCTCAGGTTCAGGATTCGACCGATAGCATCGGCAGTCATATCCTTTTTCTGAACGGGTTCACCCGTTTTCGTGGTATATACCTTTTTCTGGTAAACACCCTCACGCGACAATTTCGCCACAATCGAGCGAACCGATTTGCCGAGATTTTCGGCAATGCTTTCCACGGTAACACCCGCGAGATAATCCGCGACAACCTGTGCGGTTTGCTCGGGAGTGTAGTTCACGGCTTTTTCTGCCATTTTGCTACCCTTCACAGTTTTGGCAAGCGCCCCATGCACCTGCCACAGAAAAGATTCTACACGAAAATTCAGCCCTGCGCCCTGGGCAAACCATTGTATTTTTCTATCGACACCCCGACCCCCCATAGAAAAATATTTTTCAAAAAACCCTTGACACGGGCAAATTTTATATGATAAAATTTGGCGCCAGCAAAGTGTGATGTTATAACATCACATGGATGTGATGTTATAACATCACATAGGCCTGGCAAAATAAAACCCCGTAAGGGGTTTTTATTTAGTTATTAAATCCTGCGATATTAACCTGATAATATCGCCGGAAATATTTTCGCCAGCGATCAAAATAACCTGATGGAGAATGATTTAATGGTAAATCATTCTCCGATTGCCAAGCGTGAATATATTCATGAATAATGGTTGCAAATAATTCAACCGGATTCCAAATTTCCGCGCGTGAAACTTGTATGAGGTGATAATCGAATTCATCCTCATATAATCCCACACAATAAACACCGCCGAGATTTATAGTCTTGCAAACCCGCAAAACTACGGGTTTGCAAAGTTCAATTTCGGTTTTCGCGATTCGCTGGAATAGTTCAATATCTGACCTGTGAAACTTCATTTTCTTAAATCCTCGATTTTGAAGAAAAGCATAACTGCAAGGCAGAGTGAATTAAAAAAATAATTGGAAAGCAAAATCCAATCTTGATTAGGCCAGATATAAACAATAGTAAATATCTCGCCAATTGCCCACAGAATAAGAAACATCCACGACAAACCTTCCGCGGATTTTTTCCGATAGCATTCTACAACCTGCGGAATTGCACAGGTTGCAAATGCAATCGAGCCAATGATACCGATTGCGTCTGACATAATTAGATTGCCTTAAAATGATTTTTGACCTGAAAATCGTACCAAGTATGCGCTTTGATATTATCGCGCCAACCTTTACGCTTGATAATCGCAGTTAGAATAGGCAATTCAAAATCGCGCGCATCCTCAATAGCGGTATGGGGTTCGGTCTTAAATTCACCCTGAATATATCCGCAAACCGCTTCGGCAGTGGTTTGAAAAGATAGATTGCCTTTATCAGTGCGATTATTAAATAAATGATTTTCTAAACAGAATTGACGATATTTGCGGGTTCCGCAAATATTACCGATTGCGGCTTGCCACAAGCAAAACCGATCAGTAAATAGGTCAATGTCAATTCCGGTATTCCGACATTTACCTTCGTCGAAGTTTAGATTATATGCGGTTAGAATCGGATTATATTTACCAACCGCAAGCGCAAGCCAGCGATTAATTGCCGGCACGCTGGCAAGCATACGCGAGCCAGAATCTAGCATGGCGATATATTGCGCTTCACGTTTACGCAAACCAGCAAAACCCCAAATATCGGAATTCTCTTTCCGATGAAAAAGGGTTTTATCCCCATATTCACCGCGAACCAGAACCGCACATTGCGTGAAAATCTTACCCTCGATAATGCCGCAGATCTTCTCGGTGATCCACGAGAAGCTGCGGTCGTTCTCCACGAGCACCGCCCGGGGCAGGGC